GTGGGGGTTTAGTGTTGCGGTATTGGCGTTGGAGAAGCCAGATGGGGAGGTCGGTATCCTTACCTAGTATAGATGGCCCGGACCCCATTGTGTTGCACTGCGGGAAGTTTACTTACGGAAATGGTTGCGACCAGGCAACGTTGCAGAACAGAAACAGTGCACCCAGGCAACAGTGGCGACCAGGCAACAATGCCACCAGGCAACGTTGACTAGATGCAAGATATAATCTCTATCAGGCTGATAGGAACATACAATATAAAAACATGCAAAAGGGGCTGGCAAGGTGCGCAGTACGTGCTATACTTTAGTCATTGGTAAACAACAAGCAAGGGGGTAGGTGGTAGGGGGTCGCGCTGCCCGCGCGCGGTCCTGTGGTACGGTCCAGGTGCACATCGCACCCGGGCGAGGGGGATGTTCTTTAAAAATCTAGCTCGCGCTGTTACTACAGTGCAACATGCGTTACGACTTGCCCCCGGGAAGCTATAGCCTTTATTGGCCTAGTGGGAACAAAGGGTAGGACAAGATAACTCTCTTGGCGCATGGAAACCTTACTGACCGTAAACTGTTGCCCTATAGCACGGGCGTTAGTAGCAGGTAGGCCAGCAAGTGTCCGCGTGACAGGCGGCATTTGGGAGCATGTTGCAATAGTGCAGCATGTTGCCAATGACCAACACTTACTTAGGAGAAATACCATGAAAGCATCCGCACAATCCAAAGCTTCCCGCAACAACAATGCAGTTGTCGCCCAGCAAGTGGCCCAACAGCACGATGTTGCAGAGCAGCACACTGTTGTGGCTGAGCAGCACACTGTTCCAATGCAGCAAGAACTGACGACCCCGGTAGTTGAAGAGGTCGTGGCACCAGCGAAATTTTCCGCTGAGCACTATGTTCGCCGCGCAAATCGCGTCGCTGCGATTGGGAATACGCTGCGTGCACGTCGCAACGCTGAGCTGAAGCAACAGTCCCAAGGGGCAACATTGCACGCCAAGCAAGCAGCATACATGGCCGCAGTGCAAGCCCTGGCTGCGCAGCACGGATTGCCAGTGCCCAATACCATGTCGGTTCGTGCAGTGGCAGGGGAGCAAAAGAACGCCCCAAGCAATAACGCTGGCGCATGCAAGCGGGTTCGTGAGTTCGTGCACGCAAACCCGACCATGACCCGCAAGGAAGTAAAGGAACATTTCTCGGGTAGCAACTATATCAACCCGGCCACTGTTTCCACGCAGTTCCAGCTGGCTAAGCAAGGCAAGGCTTAACTAGCAGCAAGTATCCAGGCCGCAAGGCCTGGGTATTTCTTAGAGGTCACTCACTATAACGGTTAGTGGCCTCCAAGAAGTACCCGCAGTACCAAACAATCCATTCACTAGGAGAAATACCATGATCAAGTCCCTCACCAAGTTTACGTTCGCGACCCTGACCGCATTCCTGCTCGCGGCCTTTGACCAAGTGGCAATAATGGAACTGGGCAACTATGGGTTGATTTATCGCGGCATTGTGTGGGCTGTGATTGCCTACCACATTCTTGCGGCGATTGTCCATGGAGCGCTTTACTTCGGTGAACTTACCGCCGAGGTCGAAGCATAATCCTGACTAACTAATCAATTCTCGATTTTAGGAGCTTACCATGTTCACAATTTGGTTCAGGAATAGCGATCATCGCTACGAGCACGCGGTTCTACACAATCTGTACGACGCACAGCGCATCTGGGACACCCTGGCAGGGTCTGGATTTCACATGTGCTCACGACGACCGTAATTAAGCCTTCAGCTTAAGGATTCCCTCGGGAGTCCTTAGTCGGGCGGCTTGCCCGTTAACCACACTAATTAAGGAGTCTCGAAATGTCCAATATCTCCCTCGCGCAAGAAATGACTCAAATTACCGATTTCACGAATATTGACGATGCGGAGTCTGAAGTTCACGATATGCAGCACATGGTCCAGACCTTAAATATGGATCCGGCCTTCGTTCTCGAAAGTTATGGGATTGAAGCTAAGGCTTGCTGGATTCGCGAGCTGCAAGGGGAAGATGAAGATTCTGGAGATGATCCAGAAGAATAAGGTTTCAGTTTAAGGGTCTTCGTGGCCCTTATGCGGACGCCTTGTCCGGTTTTCCAAAAGGTAACTATCATGTTTGACGTATTCGCACCTAAGCCTCCCAAGGAGGATATGGGCCCGGTAACGATTCGGGTCCCGCTTAAGCTTCGTGACGAATTTAACGCGCTCTGTATTCGTCGGGGTGTCACGACCACGGAAGCAATTCGTAACTTCATGACTCAAGCAGTTGCTCAGGATAAGGAGCCACAAGCATGAACGACGAAAAGCAACCTCTGTCGCAGGAAGAACTAAGGGTGGCGCAGTTTATTGCCGAGGCGTTTACCGGCATCGCGAACATGATTCTCCAGGCTGAAAATCCTGCGGTTGTGTTCGCGATGGTGATGGACGCTATTGGTAACGAAACGGAACATATTGCACTCTGTGACGAGTGCGACAATTCTGAAATCTGCGCTAAGATGGAAGTCACGCCCGAGCAATATCGTCAGCTGGCGCTGGAATTTAACACCAAGCTCCAGAAGATGATGGGCTTTATTCCTGACGTGCCTAGCGATAAGCACCTTCATTAACCACACTCACAAATAAGGAGTCCGCACATGTATAAAATCATTGACCCTCGCTGGCCAGAACATAAGCGCAACGTTCACGACTCAGGAATGAAAATTCTTATGGGTCTGGATCCTAAGGCTAAATGGCCTGCTGGCGGTCTACCGATGCGCATGGTGCAAGGCGTATTCATTTACGTTCGCAGTCTCGAAGATGCACGCGAGCGTAAGGAATTCCACCGTGTCCGTGCAATCTGCCCTGGATGCTCTAGGGAAATGTCCGCAGGGCGTCTGTTCCAGCACAAGTGTAAATAAGAGAGTAATTTAATAGCCTTCTCCAACGAGTTGGCTATTGGCTTCACTCTCGAAGCACAACTAAGGAGAAATACATCATGGCAAGTAAGACTTTCGTAGTTGAAATAACGGTTGGCAACCATGTCAGCGAAGAGCTGTTTGGGCATGCGATCCAGCGCGGCATTAAGGAAGGCGATTTGCACTATCTGTCCTACCTGAATAACGTGACCGAATCGGTTAACGTTCGCCCGTATGAGGAGCCGCATCGCGAATGGGCAGTCCTCGTCGAACGCGCTGGCGATGGGCAATTCGAGTATGGTTACTTCGGTCTGCAAGCGGATGCTGAAGAAGCTGCTCGCAATGCACATCCGGGCTGCGCAATCGTCGGTTCTTACATTAAGGAGTAATTATGATGCCCCTCAGCTCAATGATTGTTACAAGCACCTATCACGATTTCAAGACTTGGAAAGCCGCCGTGATTGCGGCAGGGTTTGAAACCTTCATGTATGCAGATGTCGAGAATGGTCCATCTAGCGACGATATGTGGGACCCATGCTTCGCAATCGACCCCAAGACCAACTGGCGCCGTTCAGAATGCGATGTGGTAGGGGTGTGGCGTTGCGAATGGCGCCCTGACCCACAAAGTGACGACGATCACGATTGGGTTGGCTACCTGTTCCAGACTAAGGAAGCGTACGACTCATGGCAAGCTGCCGAGTACGAAGAAGACGCCCGTAATAATCGCATGGGCGGTTAAGAAAGGATCAGCTACTAACCACACTATCTCGAATGGTGCGGTTAGTGTCGGGTACTTTCGCCCGGTATTAAGGGTTTTAAAGCGCATTAAATCAACCCCATAGCACGCGTTTTGCGGTACCGCTACGCTGTTTTTAACGGGTAGCTGGTACCTAACCCTAGCTTTGCATTTAAAGCGCTTAAAACCCGTTTAAACCGTTAAGGAGATTAAGATGACCACACAATCCAACGAGTCGGCTGTTTACGACAGTGCTAGTTTCGAAGCCGATCTGGACCGCGCTGAACAATATGCGGAGCATTTGTACCGTATTCTGGACAATCCCGCGTTTCGTCACCATGTGGACGTGACTGCTGTCAATTTTTCTGGAGCAGGGACGCTGGTTCAGGGTCACGAAGCCATATTATTTGACTTGCTTGTGTTCCGTAATGCTATGGAATCCTGGCTGGACGACATAAGGAAGGTTGGATAATCATGCATATCGCTCTCTTGCTCGCCATAGTGTGTTTTATCACTATTATTTGGGCAGGGAGGCTATAAAAAGAGTTGAATGCATTACTTAAGGGGTGTGACAGACCCCTTAGTTGACTGCATTTTTAGGGTAGGTAGGGTTGGTCACTAATTCTCGGCAGAAACTATGCCGCGATAGTACTAATTTTACCTGCTCAGGATTTTGGGTACCCACCCTTGGTATATAAAAATCTCTATCAGGAGTGCAGATGCTGTTTAAAACTGTACTAGCATGCTAATGATGATAAAAAGGGTGTTTATATAGGTAAAATAGTAGTGAATATACAGGTTTAGTATGATTAGTAATGGGTTTGTTCAATTTTAGGGTAGGGAGGTGGGGCCGTAGGGTAAAAAAGTATTTTTTATATTGTATGTGCGGCTTAGTTTGCTAACGCAGCGCTTCACTATTATATTACCCTCCCGACCACAAATTAAGTACCCGGCCTACATATAACCCACTAGCATATCCAACTAATCTACCTGTACAATTAAGTTTTCAACGCAGCACAACCAACCGGAGTCACATCCATGCTACAACTATTAAATTACGATTCTGAAAGTAACGCGTACAGTAATGAACGCTTCCCTTACGTGTTTGGTCGGTTCACAACTATGCTTAGTTGGATCGAAAGTAAGTCTGCGTATGGACAACGTTATGTGTATCGATGCTTCAACCCGGTAGACAACAGTTGGAATATTGCGAAGCCTTCCAATTATGTGGATCTCGCCTTTATGTTCAAGGGCGACGATGGTATCGTAGTTTCTCAACTGCTGTCCTTCGCACATTTAAGCGACCAGAACATTATGGACATCGTAACCAACTACGTCCTGGACGACTTCCAACGCGAACGGCTCATCGAATACTGCACATATCTCGAGCAACCGCTACCTATCCAAGATTTACCTTGGCAGCGTAGTATCCTTGACATCCCTGCGCTTATCGATTACGACAAAACGTATCAGCATTCACGGCGCACAGTCACAAAAGCCCAGGTCGCTAACGCCAATCGCAAAATTGGTGAGCCACCGGTTAAAGGCCTACCGCCTGAGATGCCCAAAACGTTCGCGCAAGGAACTCTCGATCTCATACAGCGCTTGGATCAAAATCAATACACCGATTTCCAAGAACTCATAACCCAAGACGGTGTGGCCACCCATTTCGACAAGATTCGGGATGAAATTGCCTACACCAACCGTCATCGGGACGAGCAGGTCGAAGCTGCTAAGCAACAAGCGCTGAAGTTTATGCATTCCGTACCGCACCCGATGTTTCTCGAGTCCATTAAGCCTTTCGGCCTCACATGGGATTCTTGGGTGCTTAAGGAACAGCATGATCTCGTCCAGTTGCAAGACTACGTCGCCCAAACATGCAATTGGCGGATGAACTACCTTGCTCAGCTCCAAAACCAATAACCATGGCAAAGCCTCCATTTATCTGGCCGAGCAATATGAAGCAAATTGTGCCTCGGACCTGTGCTCAAAAGGGACGTCCGCTCTACTGTGTGGAAGTTAAGGGAAAGCTTTATGCATTCCTGACGCAAGCTGGAGCGATGCGATATGCCAACCGTTATCACAAGCAGCAAATATATCCGCCAGTTTATACCTACTCTTGGCTGGATATGAAAAAGTTTATTAAGCGTGCAGATGCAGTTGCTGCGTCTGCTTCCGTACCAACAATGGAGGAGCCTTAACATGCCAGCCCAAACACCCAACGAAGATACAATCATCGGCGGTCGCCGCGTTATGTACCGCAAGCAGCATTATTGCATCGTCGACACCATAGCCTCCTATATGGCACCTTGCTTTGCGAACCCGCTGTTCCGTGTCCTCAATCTCGAAACCGGCGTTGAATCGCAACTCTACGACATTGCCGATTGTATAGAAATCTTAAACATGGCCTTAGCTCAACAATTGCTCGGCAGTTTCCAATAACCATCCATAAAGCCCCGCCCATAATGCATTGCCTATTCCCCGCAGTGCATTATTTCGTATAAAGCTCAGCCCGTTACTTCCTACTAAGGGAGTAACCAGATGCGCTTTGCATCCTCACCAACTCAGGAGCCTTAACCATGCCTACAATGCCAACAATCACCGACGACAACTATTACCACACACCTTTCATCCTGGACAACCTGCACAAGGCTTACAAAGCCATCGCACTGGTTCCCGAGGAAGAACTCAATCTGCGCCATTACATGCAACCTGGCTCAGTTCAGCCAACCGAACGCAACCCATGCGGCGCTCACTACTGCGCCTTTGGCGAACTTACCCTAGTCCCGCATTTCCAAGACTTGGGTTTCGCACTTAAGGAATGGAAAGGTGAAGGGCAATGGTACCCGGTCGAACCCGCCAACCTCACGCAATACGAACTAGACGCTCCCGGCCACTACGTGTGGTTAAATCGCTTCTTCGGCCCGCGTGCTTGGGCGCGTCTGTTCGATATGCGTGGTAACGGCACATTGGACAACAACCTATTCGCCACATACGGTTCCAGCATCAGCGATAAGGAATTAGCCCTAGCACGAATTAAACGGCAAATACAACTGGTCGCTGATTATCCAATCCCCGCCGACCCGCACGAATCTTAACCCTCCAAAGCTCAGCCCATAGCCTATCCCAAAACATAGGCTATACGATGCGCTTTGCATCTACACCATAGGAGCAATATCATGCTTAAAAAAGAACCAACACGCGAGTTCAAGCTCAAGATACCAGAAAATAGCTATCGGCGCTTGGAATGGATTAAGCAAGCGAGCGAAGCTACTTCGTACACAGAGGTGATCCGCAATGCGCTTCGCTTGTACGAATACGCAATTCAACAAGACCAGGCAAAGCTTACTCTTGCACTCAAAGATGCCGATGGTAACTACACCGACATCGAGCTTTTCAACTTACCACAAGCATAAGGAACCCAAATGTCCGACAAACCTACTTCCTGGCCTTTCCCAACCGGTCGTCGTACAGACCAGACCCCGGCTAAGCCTACCGTCTACCTTTTCACTGACGAGGATGCAATTAGCTTGTCTGCGTATCCTGTTGCAGCAGAGGAATGGGAAACTAACCACATATCTGTCGTGGAAGCCAACCGGCAATTTTATGCTCCAGCAGTCACCAACCTCCTGCGCAACGTTCTCGAACAAGCAGGTATCACGGTTGTATTGGAGTAAGGCATATCACTTACCCAACTGCAAGCATATACTGCACGCACATTATGCAGTACAATACCAGTTGCACCACCACCGCATCACCTTCTTAGGAGCTTGACTTGAAAACAACCAACCATCTGTACTTCCAGTACAACAATGCAGCATCTAACCTCTTGGTAAGCCTGACCGAGTTTAATCTCACAGACGACACTACAACATACAAAGTCAGCACCCTAGTCGGTGAACTGCATCAGGTACTTTCCTTCGACACCCTGTCTGAAGCCCTCCAAGTCGCAGAGCAAAAGCTGCGCCTAATGCTTCAGGAATACATGGTGCCCATTTACCTGGAGCATTTAACTCCAAAAGACGAGTAACTAACTTAGATACATCTACTAACCTGTTCACCCCCTTTCATTACGAGCAGGTTAGTGGCTGCAATCTACAATCCGCAGCGTAACCCTTTTAGGAGCCTTACCATGAAATCCATCACACCTTCGCTGTACTGGAAAGCCACCTCCCCAATGATTCGCAACGCAGTGGTTCCGGAGGACTACCGCTTTCTGGATTCTTATATCCTCAAGGCGCACCGCCAAGTCCACGATCACGCATTGTGGTCAGCCCGGGAAGCACGCCAGCAGCGGATCCAATTTCTGCGCGACCTTACCGCACTCGCTGAGGATGGCAAAATCGCCGTTCTCGAATCCGGTATGGATTGCGATGGTGTGCAGTACGCAGGGAAGGTTCGCATCGTCGATGCAACTAAGGAAGCTGTGCAAGCCCACATCGACCACACACTCAACTGGGCAGACGGGCCATGCTACTTCAGTCTGGAACGCCCATCCGTAGCAAACGATATCCAATACCGTTCCCGCGATCGCACCCTGGAAGCTTTCGAGGACGGTCACGCCCACAGCATCACTTACGGCATCATTTAACAACGTAAAGTAACCTCCTAGCCTTCTCCCTGAGTAGGCTAGTGGGTGCACTTTGCACCATCACCCATTTTAGGAGCAATAAATGACCACACTACGCAACCTCAGCGATTTCCTGTTTGTTCAAGGCTCTAAGCAAGCTGAACTGTTTCTCGACAACCGCATGGATGATGGGCAGTTCGAGCAATTTGGTAATTCGCTGCAAATTATGGTGCCCGAAGAAGAATTAGAAGGTTGGGCCTGTGAGTTTGCACACTGGCTAGAAGATCGCAGTGACGAAATGGTCGAGGAACACAAGTTCGTTCCTGAATTCGTACCCATGACCGATAAGGAATTCTTATCTGAGATAGAAGCAATGCCAGCAGATAAGGTTAAGCAAGCCTTGTTGGAATACATGGACATGGAAGATTCTGAAGGGTACAGCCCTGCGGAAATGATCGGCTTGTTTAAGTTTCAGGTCGACTTTGTGCTGTATCTCAAAAACATGAACTAGAACACCCTAAATGCTCACTGGCAACAGCGGGCATTTGGATGCGTTCTGCATCATTTCACTTTAGGAGCCTTACCATGCGCTACAATCAAATTGATCCAGATTCCCTGCCAAAATGCACAGTCTGCCGCGAACCTGAAGTCTACTGCGAGTGCGAAAGCTTCTCCGCACCCAAATCTGCCTCAACGATCTGCATTAACTGCCACGAAACCGAGGCAGGGTGCGATTGTGGTGAGTTCTCACCCGCAGAGTCTGAAGTGCGCGGCGGTTGGGTTATCTGCCCAACCTGTTCAGGGGACGGGCACCACTGCAGGCATCTGGGCAGCTACACGCAGTCTGAATTCTACGAAGCCTTTGACGACGAGGAGTCCCGCGAAATGTATTTCAACGGCGGGTACGATAAGACCTGCTACACCTGCGAAGGGTCAGGGAAGATTCGTAGCAACGACAAGCGTGCAGCAGAACGTCTGCGTGCGGAGAACGAAGCTGACCGCATCCGCGAGACAGGGCGCAATGATGCAGGGGAATTTGTGTGTTACCCGGATTGGTACCGGGGCACGCGCTATTAATACCGTTTAAACCGTGGGCAACGCATGTTGCCTGCGTTTTTAGCGGGTACCCTATACCCTCCCCGCAAAAATGCATTTAAGCGCTTAAAACGCGTTTAAATGTGCACCATAAACGCACGTTTAGCAGTACAATACGCATTTACCCAACCGCATCCAACAGATGCATTTCACCTCAGGAGCAATATCATGTCTGACAACAAAAAGCGTCCTTTCAAAGTATCTCCAATCCCAACTAAGGAAGACAAAGCTGTCATGGCTGCTATGGTAGAAACAGCAGCCCAATTCATTCCAGGGTACTGCCAAGTGGACGATTCCAAACGAACTGAAGACATGGACCCGGTCGAAGCTGCTTACGAGCGCATGGTCGAAGCAACCGCGGAATGGTTGTCTGCCAAACAATGGGCGGAATGCAAAGGCAACCCAGAACACATCGGACCAACCAGCCAGTATCACGAAACATGGGTGCACAATGAGCTTATGAGCGGCGATGGTATGCAGTTTGCCAGCGCTGTCTCCGAGCAAGTGCAGCGCCAATTAAGCCATCTGGTTGAAGTCGAACACAACGCGCAGCAATATCTGAAGTTCTTTATTGTCAAGCGCATTACCCAAGAACAGGACGCTGCTAAGAATAGCTTCAGCGACGTCGACTTCTACGCAGGATACCTGTCTAGTTTGCGCAATAATCCGCACGACACTATCTACGGTTTCAGCGAGCAAGATTTCTGTTACCAAGTAGCAACTCGCATGGCAGAAATTTGGGAAGTAGAATACAAAGGTCAAATCTGACCTAAAGCACCAGTGATAACCACACAATCCACAACTCACCAGTGTGGTTATCGCGGGCGCTTTGCCCGTAACCGGAGTATTTATTATGCCTAAGCTATTAAGTGATTTACTTAGCCAGCGCTGCATCATTGTTAACGTGTACCAAACAGGGCGCGTTCAGCAATCATGGGTCGCTAACCCGTTCAGCCGGGACAAGCGCGTCAAGAAAGGACTGCCCGATTACATTATCGGACGGGACAGCGACGGTACCATCGTCGAGGTGCGCCGAGTGGATGAAATCGCAACCGCGGAGTTCGAACCGCACCGCAGGGTTGACTTCTTCGGTCGTAAGCCGCGTGCCTATCTGCCGCTGGTTGGCATTAAGCTGCCAGAGGATCTGGTAGTGCGCAGCCCGGTACACTATGTGAATTGCTAAGTATCAACCACGGGCTGGCGCTGTATGGTCAGCCCATTTTTAGGAGCACAACAAAATGGCAATCCATCGCTACACAGACCAAATGGCCTGGGCAAAAGCTGCTCTGGATCGCGGTTTGTTGATCTTGTTTAACGAGGACAAGTTCGACGACAACCCGGACAATTTCTGGGAACCGTATTGGGCAGCAAAGCCAGGGCCTAACGGTCAGCTTTTTACGAACTCCCCGCTGTTCGGTTGTTTCCAGAACATCCCAACGGATGAACTCGGTGTCAACTACACCAGCGAAGGGTTCTTAGCCGATACGCACGAGGAGTACAATGCAGAAATGACCCAACAAGAAGCGCGGCACGACGCACTGACGGAAGTGCTAGCTGACCGGCCAACTCTGCATTAATTCAATACAACCACTAACTTAGGAGCAAGAACGTGTCCGATACATTAAAAGCAAAAGAGCCACGCGACCCTAACCGCACGCGGGATGAAAACGGTAAGCTGGCTAAACTGTTCGAGAAGTCTGACGACGAACTTGGCAACATCGTTCGCGAAGTGAACAACATGTTGGTCGACAAATATGATCTCAACAAAGCGGAGGTCATGTTTGTCTGCCACACACTGTTCGAAGCGCTTAAGGCGCAAGCGCTTCACAAGATGTTGTCCGAAGTACTTACCGATGTTCTTGTCAAAAAGGAGAACCCGCAATGAGCAGCCAACAAGAGAAAGCATTTATCGCGGATACGCCGGATGCTGTTTCCTATTTCCGGTTCGCGTCAATTAAGCAACAACTCAAGCTCGAACAAGTCGGTCTTAAGTCAAGCGGTGGTGCATTGCGGCCGCGTTTGGCTAAAGAGTTCAACCTTAAACCCAAAGCGCCGCATGCTGATTATATTGCCTATTGCGAATCGCAATTGACAATCTTGCGTGCACGGAAACCCGCAGACAATAGCTAAAGCAATTTCATAGCTTGGTGACCACATACAGGTCAGCAGGCTATGGACTCCGCTTTGGAGTAACCCTGGAGGATAAATGATGTCACCAGAAGCATTCGAGAAGTTTAATAAAATGAACCACGACATCCGCACGCAGATGAACGTTATTACGTCGGGTATAGCCTTGTTGCAAGCAGACAAGGAAATGGCTGATCGCAATAAGGAAATTGTTAGGCGTATGGCGCGGTCTATTGATAAGGCACAAAGCATTCTCGACCTCGCTTACGATGAATTAAGAAAGGAGAACATGTGAACGAGAAATTGCGTGAAGCATTTGAGCGCATGTGCCACATCGACATGACCCGTTATGTCTGGAACGGTAGGATGTACGTTCACGCTTATGCGGGCTCACACAATGTACCAGCGACTCGCATCAATACCCTGTATGAAGGTTTCCTTCGCGGGGTGGAATGGCACAACGCCAAGCAACCTTAGGAGCAACAACATGTCAACTGTAATTAAGATTGTAGGTGCGGCAATTGGCTCACCGTGTCCCGAACGCGGGATGTATGTGGCCAGCTACGATCCAGACGGGAACGACGGTATGGGTACCATCACCTTTACCGAGAACCCGGATGAAGCCCTGAAGTACGACAATATGGTCGTAGCGATGGACGCATACCGCGCCGTGAGCAATACGCATCCGACCAGGCTCGACGGTCTGCCGAACCGGCCTCTAACTGCGTACACTGTCGAACTTTTGTACGTCCCAAAGTAAAACGCCCAAAGCTGTTAAACGCTGCTAATATAAGCGTGCGTTTAGCAGCTAGTTCAACCCAACTTAGGAGCAATGCCATGAGTCAAGATAAAACCTGCCAGATTAACATTCACAACGTTCTCGGTTGGGAACTGGATCAGCAGATGCTGGAAGCTGTCTTAGCTCGCGTAGCGCAGCACGTCAAATGCGCGAAGCTTATAGACATCTACCCGCAAGAGCGCGTCCCCGCAGATGCGCCTGCTTACAAGCATCCAGGGTGGCTGGAGTGGATCATTAACATCCGCTATCACACAGACTTCCGCCTGACTATGGGATGCATTCAGCGTGCCCCGAAAGCCGAGTACGAGTTTCATTCATAGAACTGCTCTGATGAGGATTAATGATCCGAAACGTAGACCCAGACACTTAAGGTCTACGTCAGCAGTAAAGGTGGCCTATCAGCAAGCTAGCGAAAGTTTGTTTAAACGCCAACCGCTACCGCAAAATTGTTATATAGTTAAGCCAGCTGGAACCTTCCAGCACCAACCGCAGTTCATCATAGGAGCAATATCATGGCAAACGTTCAATCCCACGTCGCACCAAAAGGTCGTAAATCCGTCGCTGCTAAGCCCATCGCATCCAAGGTTATGTCTGCTGAAGACAAGCAGCACGCAGACGAGCTCAAGCTGCAAGGTGCCCAAGACACCACGAACACCAACGACCAGGCCGCATCCGACCTGCCGCCAGAAGTTATCGCCCAGGAACGGCGCGAACGCGAAGAACGCCGCGCAATCCAGCCGGACCAAGCGCACGCCTTCGTCGCGCAGCATCTCGCCGCTCCAGTGGTACCCGATGGTGCCGACCCGCTGCATCGCACTCCGGAACAGGTCGCTGCCGAGTTCAAGCAAAAAATGGAAGAAGCAGCCGCCAACGTCGCTAAGGAACTGGGCATCTCCGACCCGAACGCAGTCACCCAACTGCTGCAAGGCCAGGCCCCACAACCTCCGCGGCCAGCTAAGCTGACCCGCAACAACATCACCCGCCCCGCGTCTGGTACGCTGACCGGTACGGTCTGGGATGTTGCGGACGAGATCAGCAAGTCGCATCCGGGAACGACGCCGGCAACCATTGCGGAGATCAAAGCAGACAGCCGTATCCGCGGTATGAATGACCACACCATCAAAACGCAGTACGCTCGGTGGCGTGCATATCACGGTGTTCGCGGTCGCGTCGCTCTGCCAACGCCAGTGCAAGCTCAACAGCCTGCGCCGGTGTGGACGGTCGGGTTCGGCCCCGCTGGTAACTTCGAACTCCCGGAAGGGCAAGAAGCGCCAGCAGCCGCTACCGAACAATCGGCAGCAGAACAGCCTGCACCCGCAGCGTAATCCGCACTGATGAGTCCGAGTGGTTCTCGGACGAAACACAATAGCTCGCCTTACACGCGGGCTTATTGTGTATGCGGTAACTTCATCGCATCTTTATAGGAGCAATATCATGGCAACAACAGGCACTCGCGGTCGTTCAAATCAAACCCGCCAGGGCGCAGCACAGCCCACTCAGGCCAAGCAAACCAATCAGGGTAGCGATGGTCGTGGTCGAGTTACTGACCCGGCCACCGACGGTCGCATCGGTAACGTTACGAACACCGGCGGTCAGAACGGGAATGAGCAAAGCAACGGCGACCTCGCTGAAACCCTTGGCGGGGAGCAGGGTGGCGCAGCCGTTGCGCAACAAGCTCAAACCGCGCCAGCGCAAACCCAAGCGACACAACAAGCGGCCCAACCGGCGCAAGGACAGGATGCACGCATGTTCTTTGCAAACCAGATAATGGAAGCCGGCATCGCCCAGCTTGCACTGGCTGCAATCCTGTTCCGCGAAATCGACGTCGCTGGCGGCCAAGCTGACCAAGGCATCCAAACCGCCGAGTATGTCGACGGCTGCTACGATGGTCTGCAAGGTGTGATTGCGGAAAAGTTCGACGAGCTTGCCAAGCAAGGCCAGCAATCTTAACGCTTAACAGCGTCCCATAAGCCCCGGTGATGTTTGCCGGGGTTTTTACTTTTTAGGAGCAATGATCAATGAAACACTTCGTCTATACCTACTACGAAACCAAGAAGGGTGACTCGTTATATAAAACGGCTCGCATATACCAGATACACCGCAACGTCCCCAAGCTGATATGCGAACGTACTGACACCTTCGTCAGCGAAGTGCAGTTGGTTCTGGAAGGGCTGGAAGATCAGCAAGCGTTAGCACCCGCAGCGTTCGCTAAGAACGACGCCGGCTCCATGATAAACGGCAACTTCTGGAGCATGGAACAAGGTAAGTTTGCCAAGATAACCCGTTTGAACTAGGAGACAGCAATGAACAACATAGAGATACAACACGCTCGCATGGTAGTAAGCGAGTCGCAGACGGAAGCCCGTTCGCAGGTAGGTAAACTGATCATTGACATGTTCAATAACACCGCTAACCTCTGGGCAAAGTCTGCTGATATAATGGATGTCTGCTCTACGTATGATAAGAAGATGGTGGCTAATCGAATTCAGATGCTGGTTAATAACCACACATTAGAAGTCGATAAGTCAGGTGGTCAGCGGGCTTACAAGTATCGGTTAAAGCAACCGGACGTGCCCGAGTTCGTAGGGCCGCTTCAACCTACACCTAGCGTCGAACTGACTACACCGGTCGTTCGAGAAGTTCCTGAAGGTATCAAGGGACGGAAGCCTAAGATTGTGTGGTCACACGACGAGCGCATCACGCTTGCGCATGAGGTTGCGGTTATCCGCAGGAAGCAACCGTTCGTAAGCTTAAGCCAGGCGCTCGACCAAGCCCAGGCATCATGTTTGGCAGAAGACAGGCGGCGCATTCCAATCGGGAACATTAAGGTCAACGCGCACTGGCTTGCAGACATGGTGGACCTTGTTGCTGCCAGCGTACCGGAGCCCGCACCAGCTATAACGGAACCTGTAGCGCTCGCGCTAGCTGCTACACCGGCAGACTTTACCGCAGGTCAATTGCTGGACGCATTGCTGGACAAACTCGCTGACCGATTTAAGGTTAACGTACTAGACATTCTCAAATCATCGGAGGTACAAGACATGTTACGCCCACAGACGCACAATCGAAGTCCAATCAGACACAACCCGATCGGGGTAGCCATGGAACCGACTGTTAGCAAACAAAAGATAGTCGTCGCAGGACTACTTAAGTCCATACACATTGAAGAAGTAAAGGATAAGTTCGGCGATAAGTTTAAGCTGACCTTTTACCACACTGACGAATCGGTCCACAAGCTCAAAAGCATGGCAGCTAGTGCGGATCGGGTTTTGTTAATGGTCAACATGATTCCGCACAAGCACGAAGAAGCATTGAAGGCTGCGAACCTTAAGTTCGAGAAAGTCCGAGGCAACATCGGTGTCTTGCTTAGCACGCTGTCCGAAATCGATTCGCAGCAACAGTCCCACTGATGAGTCTATTAATTACATCTATTAATTAGACGAAACAGGGTCTTTACGGACCCTGTCTGGTTGGGGTTTAACCCCGTAAAACTATCGCTTTTAACCCGTTTTAAACACCCTACCGCACGCAAATTTAAGCGCTTGCACCCTACCCCCTATGTGCTAAAATAAACGCTATAAACGCACGTTTAGCAGATGGAGTTCAGAAGGTTCATTTAGGAGAAATATCATGTCCGGTGCCACCATAGTCGAGCAACAAGGTCTACAGCGTGCAATTGCCGCAGCGATTGAGAAAGAAGATCGCGCACTCGGTCGTATTGTGGGCAACCACTCCGAGATTATAACCTATGTCGCAGTTATGAACATTGGCGGTAAGATGCAACGGATGCAATCTCAAAACTTGGCAGCGTTTGTTGAAACTGTCAAGTCCATGCAAGCAAAGTTCCCGAAAATGCCAATATCGATTTTCGAGCGTAAAGAGAAGAAACCTATTGGCAAAATATGAACCCTACCACTACCGAACCAGTATCGCAACCGTTGCTTGAGGAGTATTACATCAACGAAGCATTGCGCATACTGGAACACCGGCTACGCACGCCCGGGATTGCTCTCGGTGCTGCGGATAACGTTAAGAAGTATTTGACGTTACGTCTGGCAGAACTACCTTACGAAGCTTTCGGCGCATTGTTCCTGGACATGCGCAATAAGCTGATAGTCGACGTACTGTTATTTCGCGGCACGCTCGGTCACGTAAACGTGTATCCGCGCGAGGTTGTGAAAGAAGCACTCAAGTACAACGCGAACAATGTGGTTATCTACCACAATCACCCAAGCGGCGAATCCACTCCAAGCTTGGCAGATCACGAACTTACGCGCAAGCTACAGGAAGCGCTAAGCATAGTCAACTGTGCAATTGTCGACCACGTCATTGTCGCAGGGACGCACACGTATTCTTTTTCAGATCACGGAGAAATATGAACGACCTGATCATAAAGCGCATTGTTGCACAATCATGTTCTTTAATCCCGCTTGCTGGCAACGAGCCGCCAAGTCCGGGTAGCAGGGTATTTGCGCTCAACCATGGGCGCAAGATAGTAGAAGTAATATGGACGTCCGAAAGTCATAAGTTTTATGACGCGTACATGCCATATCCATCAGTACCGGACGAAGTTACGCAGCTTCAATGGCGGCGTCTTTCTAAGACCGGAGAATTTGCAATCCAACCTTTACAGGAGCAAGTCGATGAAACTCAGACGTTACAACCCCACGATCGGCCATAAGTTCATGCGCACCGATGCAGTGATGGTACCCGCGCCTAAAGGCGATTACGTGGATTACGAAGAAGCCCAACGCGCAATCGAGAAGTTGGAAGCCAAGGTGCAAAAACTCACACGGGCCCGGGAGCAGCAAAATGGATGACGGCTACTATTGGTTGCTCAAGCCTGGGGATTCTGACTCCATCGTGGAGGTACATGAAAATTCTGTCTTTAGTATTGGTAGTGCACACGTCGTCAGTACGCGAAGGATGGAACAGCTCGGGTTCAAGTTTATTCCCGTAGAACCTTACAATCCTAGGAGTCAGCAAAATGGGTGAAGTCGCAGAAATGATGCTGGACGGTACACTCTGCGAAGGCTGCGGTGAGCTGATAAACCTCAACCCGCCAGGGTATCCGTGCTATTGTGCTCAGTGCAGACCCAATCACAGCAAGCAGGCGGTCCCGAATAAGGTTATTTGCCCGACTTGCAAGAAGAAGGTCAAACGGACAGGGTTACGTGACCACATCCGGGACGCTCACACGCCCAAACCGGAGTAATAATCATCGGGTGGCCTTAACAGCCGCCCTTTTTTGCGGAGATAAAAATGACAATAGTGGACTCAGTTAGCCAGCAGCTAGGCAACCAAGTCGTAGAAGCAGCCCGTGAATTGGGGTGGAACGATGATGCCAGTCGTCACGAAAGCGCCTTGCAGTTCTTATGCCGTATGAACTACGAGAAAGGCGTTCAGGACGGAGCAGTAGTCAGCATACAGGAAGTTGGCAAGTACAAGCGTGCTGTCACATTGCAACGTCGCGTCGGGCAGATTCAAACACAGCGCATTAAGTCGTTAGAGACTGAGCTGGCCACATTCCAAGGTGGCGCGGCTGCTGCGCAAACAATACGTCAAGGGAAAGTCAGCGGTTTAAACTCTGAAGGAAACCTATCGTATAAAGTCAAAGTAGAACCTCCATGCCGGGCTGAACAGGTCGGCGAACAAATGGTCTGCAAGTGTGGTAACATCTGGAATCCGCATAGTGAATTCTGGCCAGCTTGCAAGGGACAAGAAAATGGAGCTTGAGCCCCGCTTGAAACAACTGTGCCTACTGCTCCTGGATGTGGAGCGTGTGCCTGTATTAAGTCGAGCCATTCGTGTCGCTATTGTGGCATATTTACACGCCCAAGCGAAAATGATAATGGAGCATGATATTCCGGTTTTAACTGAGGTAATTGAACTTGGGCCCGAGTATCAGTACTTAAGAGAAAGCATAAAGAAAAATGAACAACAAAGAGAATCGCATGCGCGAGATAGCGCTGGAGAGCATCCAAACAGCTAAACGAGTCCTTACTCGTGAAGCTAACCTTGTGACCATCGAAGATGTCTTACGCGCGATAAAAGAGTGCCAGACGGCTTCTGATGATCTTAAAAAGCTCGCAAATATGATGTACGATGATACCAAAGAGATGCAAAGTCAGGAACCTGACGTTGCGGTGGGAAAATAAATATGTAAACGAACGTTGCGATTGGTAAACGCATGTATTATACTAAGCACCTTTCGCAGCGTTCACAGCACCCTGAGACACTCAATGGATAAAACACCACAAGCGTCTGGCAGTATAGATGCAAACTCCAACTCAGTAGAAATTCCCGCAGCACAGGCTTTATTCGACGCCACATACATCACTGGTAGCGAGATCATGGAGAACCTTGGTCTTACCCGCGCCAGCTTGATGAACGCAAGACGTACCGGAAAGTTACCGCCAGCTATCGAAGTTAATGATGGCCGCCTATTCATTTGGGAACGACAGACCGTCCAGCCGTATATCGATAACTGGAAGCAGGCACTCAAGTTCCGCCGGGGTTACTAACACATGGTCGACTACGACAAAATACCGGAAGAACTCCGGTGGGGTAGGAATTGGGCTGTTGCAGGCCCGGATCAGTATGGCAAGATGAAAGCTCCGCACGTTTTAAGCCCACGCGGACTAATGCACATCAGCCCTACACAAAGTTTCCATTGGAAGGACATTGAGACAACGATTGAAGCTGCTGCTACCGTCGAAGGTGCCGGCATTGGTTATATCCTAAGCAAACAAGACGCGTACACTTGTATTGATCTGGATATTAAAAATGAGTTCAACGAACCTGACCACACAAAGCACACTCCCGAAGAACACATTCAGCGTTTTTATCGAATCATCCACGCATTTGACAGCTATACTGAACGCTCTGCTAGCGGACAAGGATTTCATATCTGGGTACGCGGTAAGATCGGTGAAGGGCTCAAGCGGGATGGTGTTGAGGTTTACTCTCAAGAACGATTTATCGTCTGTACGGGCGATGTGTATCTCCAGCGCGATATCCAACCCCGACAAGAACTGCTTGATATCCTTGTTGCTGAAATTAGGCAGGGAATGCCGGACGACCAAAAGAAGTTCGCGCTGGTCGAGGTTGAAGCAACAGAGCCCGACGAAGTAATTTGGGAGCGTGCTAAGGAAGCTGACAACAGCGACAAGTTCGTGCAACTGTGTAGCGGTAACTGGACAACAGACTACCCGTCGCAGTCAGAAGCAGACTTGGCCTTGATGTCCATATTTGCATTCTACAGCAAGTCGAACGAACAATGCCGTCGCATGTTCCGTCTGACCAAGCTTGGTGAACGTGCTAAGGCTACAAAGAACGACGTAGCACTTAACCGGATACTGTCTGTTATCCGGGGACGCCAAGCGTCTGAAGAAGAAGTCGACGTCTATGCTGCTGCAACTAGCGCCGCGCTCGTAGCAAAGTTAAACGCACCTATGCCAGCGCAGCAAGTTCAACCCGCGTATAACGCACCTCCAGGAGCATCTAATGTACCCCTCTACGCCGTTCCGCGCACACCCATCCCGTTCCCCGAGGAGCTTACTACGCCGGCGCCCTATGCTGACGAAGGCGGAGATGATAGTATGGGTACGGACGACGAGGAGAATACCCCAAGACCGTCCAGCCTTGAATGGCCGCCGGGTATGGTTGGCGCGCTCGCTGAGTACATATATTCGACTGCACCGCGACCGGTGCGAGAAGTGGCGATTGTCAGTGCCCTCGGACTCATGGCGGGAATTTGTGGCAAAGCATTTTCTATACCGCAGTCAGGCCTTAACCTCTACATCGTACTCGTCGCGCGGTCAGCGGTAGGTAAGGAAGCAATGCATAGCGGTATCGCTAACGTGATGACGCATGTCAATTCCAGCATACCCAAGGCAATTGAGTTCATCGACTTTAGCGACTATGCGTCGGGCCCTGCACTGTCTAAGGCAGTTGCAGCAAACCCGTCGTTCGTTAACGTGTCCGGTGAGTGGGGACGCAAGCTTAAGCGCCTGGCGGTCGAGGATGGTCGCGACGGTCCGATGCAATCATTGCGCACAGTAATGACGAACCTGTATCAGAAGTCTGGTCCTGCCTCGATTGTTGGTGGTATCGGGTACAGCAACAAGGAAAACAATGTAGCTAGCGTGTCTGGTGCAGCCTACAGCATGATTGGTGAGTCTACACCAGGCGGCTTCTACGAAGCGCTTACCGAGAACATGATGGAGGATGGTTTCCTGTCACGCTTTACGGTAATCGAGTATGCAGGTGACAGACCGTCCGCTAATCCTAACCCGCAAAAGCATCCGGATAAATATCTGCTGGAAGCGTTGTGTGGTCTAACAGCGCAAGCTATCCAGCTTAACGGTAGGTTCGCGAATCAGGAAGTAGAGCGCTCGTCTGCGGCGCATGCAATGCTAGCAGCCTTTGATCGGGAGTGTGATGAGCAAATTAATAAGACCGACGATGAAGGCTGGCGCCAGATGTGGAATCGTGCTCATCTCAAAGCGCTCCGCATTGCAGCCCTATTGGCCGTGGGCGATAACTACGTCGCTCCTGTCATACAACCTTACCATGTTCAATGGGCTTTGGACCTCATACGTGCAGACATTGCAATTATGCGCCGTCGCATTAGTTCCGGTGACGTGGGTACAGGTGACTCCGCACGTGAAAAGAAAATGCTCTCAGTCTTGACCAAGTACCTGAAGTCGCCTATTCCGGAGAGCTATCAAGTTACCGACCAGATGCGGCGTGATGGTATCGTTCCGCGCAAGTACTTGCAAATCAGCTTGCAACGGACTACATCGTTTAGTGGCCACAGACAAGGTGCGAACAGTGCGCTGGATCTGACCATTAAGTCGCTTATCGACTCCGGTTACTTGTTGGAGTACGCAAAAGACAAGTGCGTTACGAACTATAACTTCCACGGTAGAAGCTTCCGCATAGTGCACCTTCCACTGTCTACGTCCGAAGAGAAGGAACTTAAGTCAGCCCGTAAAAATTAGCAGTTGTGTATTTACGTGCGTATGCTATAATTACAGGGTAGCACGTCCCTTAACCCCTTGGAGTCCAATCTATGAACGATATAAAGAACTACGATTTTAGCGCCGACATCCGCCGCATGAACACGATGTACGAGCTACCGGTCAATGAAGCACCTACGGTCAAGATTGGCATGCCGCTAATCCAGCGTTTGCGCAACTTCAAGAGCATCGTGCTCAAAGAGTTGGACGAGATCGACGACGTTATCCAGCTTGCGGGTCACATGGGTACCGGCGAGAATGCACCGACGGAACTGGAAGTGCTGACCGCGCTAGCTGACCTGCTCGGCGACATGCAAGTGTTCTGCGCCAGCGAGATGCTGAAGTTTGGTCTGCCGAACAATGCGGTACTTCAGCTGATTATGCAAAGCAACTTCAGCAAGCTCGGCGCCAACGGCGAAGTTCTTAAGGACGACGAGGGCAAGTTCCTCAAGGGCCCGAACTACTGGAAACCGGAACCCAAGATTTCTGTTATGCTCGGTAGCATGCAGATCGAAGCGCTCGCGGGGCTTACGCGCCAGGCAACGCGAACTGAAACAATCGGCGCGTTTGACCCGCTACCAAGCGGCAGGAACTAACCACACTTCACATTTAGGAGCAATACCATGAACGCAGTAATCAAGACCCCGGTTGCAATCGTCACCCAAGCAGATATGGACGAGTGGTTCACTACCACGAAGCAACTGGAAGCTCTCAAGGCCCGTGAGCTGGAGTTGCGCAAGAAGATTTTCAACTACAACTTCACGCAGCCTACGGAAGGCGTCAACAGCGTCCCGCTGAGCGCTGGATGGGTGCTTAAAGGCGAGTACCGCATCAACCGCACTGTCGATGCGCCGTTGCTCGCCAATCATCTGGCAGACTTCCGCAAGAAGAAAATACCGGTCGACGCGCTGATCCGGTATAAGCCTGAAGTGGTTACTGCGGAGTACCGCAAGCTCGACGAAAAGCAACGCAAGGAATTCGATGCGGTGCTGAAAATTTCCGAAGGCACCCCGGGACTCGAAATCGTTCTCCCAAAGCGAGCAGCGCCAACGCCGGTTGCTTAATCAACCGAACCCACCAAGCCCCGCGAGGGGCTTTTTTATTATCAGGAATAAAGACATGACAATCGAGAAAGACAAAGTGGCCCACGGCGGCCAAGTGAATTACTATCTGGTCGACGTCACGCACCCTAACCGTCCAGACCAACACCCTTACCGCGCTGAGTGTGATGACATCGCAAGTGCACTCGGTCTTACCGGTTACGAATTCAACGTGTTCAAAGCTCTCTGGCGTAGCGCCAACATGCGCACTCATGGTCTGGGCAAACCCGGTGACAAACCTGACGGCATTTACGACGGCGAGAAGATCGCACACTACGGGCCGCTAGTCCTAAAAGAACGCAAGCTGAAGGAAGCGCGGCGCCTGCAAGCTGAGCAGGATGCTGCGCCACCTGTATTGGTACGCGGTGACATTGGTGTGGGTCCGAACCTAGCACGCCGGGAGGATGACGACCCGCGTCCAAACTTACACGACGACGGCGTGCATATTAGCTTGGCGTCTGGTAAGATTGACAATAAACCATTCCAAAATGGAGATAAGCCATGACATTCGTTAAACCACACAAGGCGGAGAACTACGAAGAAGATAAACTACGCTTCCCGATCGGTGCGATGCCAAAGATAGACGGCGTGCGAGGAATTAACCCTGCTGGTCAAATGTACGCACGCACGCTCAAACGTTTAAAAAACCGTTACACGACGGAATTTTACAGCAAGCCAGAGTTCGAAGGTATCGACGGCGAGCTTGCAGCTCAAGACGAAACGCACCCGGACTTATGCCGGTTGACGTCGTCTGCTGTAAATACCATCGAGGGGACGCCGTTCACCTTGTGGCATGCGTTCGACTTTATCCGCAGCGACATTATCGAGCTACCATATCGCCAGCGGCATGCGTTGCTTACCAATCACGTCTATACCATGCAGAATGCCGGCAAGTGTGGCACACTGCGGGTCGTCCCGCTTATTGTGGTTGAGAACGTCGAGCAGTTGCGCCGTCAACATGCTGCCTGGGTTGAGATGGGTTACGAGGGGACAATCCTGCGTGACCTAAACGGCGCTCACAAAAACGGTAAAAGTACCGTCAAGCAAGGCAGCTACTTGCGCATCAAGGACTTTGAAGATGCGGAAGCATTGGTTAACGGCATCATTGAAGGTGAAGAGAATCTCAATGAAGCACAGACCAATGAGCTAGGTCGCACGTTCCGCACGTCGCATAAGGCAAACAAGGTGCCGAACGGGATGGTCGGTGCGTTGGATTGTACTGACGTAGAGACAGGTGAGCCTATTGTGGTCAGTGCTGGCGCAATGCCACACGACATGCGACGGGATCTCTTCCTGCACCCGGAAAAGATTCTTAAGCAGTTCATCACCTACAAGCGGTTCCCGAAAGGTGTGAAAGATAAACCGCGCTTCCCAACCTTCAAAAGCATACGTTCCGCGGAGGACATGTGAGTGATGCGTACGATTGGATTAGGTGCACCGAATGTGGCGACCAGACCATTCGTGCGCAGCCTGTTTGCAGCTTATGCGAATCAGACAAAGGTTTGTTCGCACCAACCAGTTCAGGAGAAAACATGAGTGACTTAAAAGAAGTTATCGAGCGCGTGCTTATGCGTGCAGGCCCGATGGAAAACCGCGATGCAACGCGCAATGAGTTGTTAGATGCAATTGCTGACAACTTCGTCATATTGGCCGATGCAAATACGCGACCTGCGACCATATCGCTTATGCGTAGTCGAATTAAAAGGCTAGAGCAGCAGCTTGAAACGGAACGCAGTATGCGACCGCAGTGGGCGCAGGGCTTCACGAGCGACAGCATCGCTGCGCAGAGTACGTCTACCGCTATGCATGCGCTCTGGAACTTGCTTGGTGCCACCAACCAGACGCAAGCAATGGAACGGTTACGTCGTCTAATTGAAATTGCTGAGGAGGCTGCAAAATGACTACACCTATGCATGACTGCTATAAGCCTATCCCTACACCGGAAGGCGTGACATTGGAAGCATGTCCGATATGTGGCTCTCCAGCAGAGCTTTTCCGTTACAGCGAAGGCCCGCACGAAAAGACGGAAACCCTTGTCTGTTGCACACAAGGGGATCGCTTTGGGCCACAAACAAGCGATCTGTTTTGCGGCTGTCTGTTATACTTACCGTCAGCTGAGTTCCATTTTAGTCGGATGAAGCAAGCGGTCGACTACTGGAATCAATATGCAGTTGCACTCAAACAAATGAGGGACTCAAAATGCAATGGAAGCTAGTTGAGACTTTTCAGTATTCGAAGGTCTATGAATGTAGTTCGTGCTGTGCGCAGATCAAAATCATGTCAGACCATGACATTGCGGATGTTAAGAAGTGTCCTCAGTGCTATCAATTCGTCCACCCGGCTACATTTACTGATCCGGCAAGGCAAGCGCACTTCGACCATGCGTTCCGCTTAATATTTGAAGCTTATGCTTCGCCTAGAGACTGTTACGACGATGACGATGCATATATCATAGCGTTGCGCATAAGAGTCACGGAAGCACATACGCACATGCAGAAGCTTAAGTATGGATTAGGTCATCCTTTCAACGCAGATACACCACCGCCAGATCCGATTAAATAATTTGGTATCAGCCTGAAAAATAGTGCTTGCATTCGCTAAACTGAACGCATATAGTTTAGTTACCCCCGGTTAACGCCGGGGAGTTAAAAACCCCGCTAGGCCAGAGCCTTAGGCGGTATTCCTATCTTTGGAGTTTACAAAAACATGTCAATACTTGCAGCAGTATCGCACAGTTCAGCCCGTACCGGTATTCGCGTCGTCGTTTCCGGTGTCGAGAAGATGGGTAAAACTACTCTAGCGTGCAGCGCTCCCCGCGCACTGTTAGTTCCACTCGAAGTCGGCTTTGCTGGTGTCGTGGTGCACAAGACCCCAATGCTGGAACACTACGACCATGTCATGATGCTGCTGGACGAAGTCCTTGCCAATTGTGCAGCCGGTCAATTCCCATACCAAAGCATCATCTTCGACAGCGCTACTGCTCTCGAGCGTCTGATCCACCAATCGGTTATCTCCTCCGACCCCGCATCCGCTAACGGCAACAAAAAGGCCGTGACTATGGAAAGCGCCCTGGGCGGATATGGAAAGGCGTACAACTACGCCAACGAACTGTTTGGAAACTTCCTTACCAAGTGCGATCAACTGGCCGTCCATTACGGCATCAATATCGTTCTTACGTGTCACGTATTTGCAGCTAAGGTCGTCGACCCTGCATTTGGCGAATATGATACGTGGGACATCCTGTTACACTCCCCCAAAAATCAAAAGACTTACGGCAAGCGCGAAATGCTGACCCAATGGGCAGACGTTGTCGGCTTCCTGCACGAACCATTGTACGTGTCTGAAGGCAAGACTATGAACAAGGGTGTCAGCGCAAACCAAGGACGCGTCCTGGCTTTGACCCGTACACCCGGATGGGTCGCAGGTAATCGCTTTGGTGTGGTCAACAGTATCGCACTCCCAAAAGAACACGGTTGGAATCATCTTGCTGCCGAGATTTACCAGTGCAGCGGCGTTGACGTCTACAATCGTGACGTTTAAAAAATTTTACCCAAAATATCATCATGGCTAAAAATAAACTCCCGAAAGCTCCAGTTCACGTACCGAACTTGATACCGAAGCAAATGACCATACTGATCCACATGATGTTCCGCAATGGTCTACCCTACGGATGGGGCAAGTAACCACACAGATCAACGGGCAGCAGTAAAACAGGATGGTCGTTACCAAACGTAGTGAACCGCCTAGCTATCAGGTGGTCATCTGAATAGATAGCGTAGCTGCCCACCCTTTTAGTAACCGCACCGATATCCAGCGGATTTTAATGGATATCCGACCTAAACAAACGAAAGTATCAAATGGCACAAATTAATTTCAATGCGAACAATGTTCAACCAGACGAAGGCCGCGCTGGTGCAATTCCACCGGATTGGTACCTGTTCGCGATCGAGTCAACCGAGGTCAAGCCGACCAGTACTGGTACAGGCACAATCATGGCTGCTGTCGCAAAAGTGCTGGAAGGTCAATACGCTGGTCGTAAGGTCTTCATGAACTTCAACATCCAGAACCAGTCCGCACAAGCGCAAGAAATCGGCCAGAAGCAACTGTCGGCACTCTGCCATGCTTGCAACATGCTGATGCTGCAAGACACCGCGCAACTCCACAACATCCCATTCCGCGCCAAAGTCAAGGTTCGTCCCGCTTCTGGCAACTACGACGAGTCCAACGACGTTACCGCGTTCCGTCGTGCAGACGACCCAACCGCAGTCAGCAAGAGCACCGGCGTCAATCTGGTCGCACCTGCTCCAGTCCGCGCAGCCCCAATGATGCCACCGCCAGCCGCTGCCCCGGTCGGCGCTCCACCTGCCGCGTATCAACCTCCCGCCGCTGCACCGAACGCAGCACAAGCCCAATGGAACCCGCCAGCTGGCGCAGTCCCGTTCCAGGCTCCAGCGCAAGCTGCTCCAGTCCAACAAGCTGCGCCAGTCCAGCAACAAGCCTATCAGCCACCGGTGCAAGACCCAAACGTCCAGCAAGCCCAACAGGTTCAGCCTGCTTGGGCGGGTGTCCCTACCCAGACTGCCCCGGCCCCGGCGATGACTACTGCCCCCTCACAGGCATCGACCGGTGCCCCGGCCCCGATGGCTGCTAACCCGGCCGCCGGCGCTGCTGTTCCGCCCTGGATGGCTCAGCCTGCGCAGTAATCTTTTCTTTTCGGTAGTACCCTGTCTCCTCTCAGCCTACCAAGGCTAGAGTTCAACCAGACCCCGTAAAACGGGTCTGGTCTTTTTGACCACAATAAGAGAATCACATGGCATACCAGCTAGCCCTAAAAACATTGTCCTTGATCGAATCGTCCATGGAGGCGGATCAGGGTGCTGCTTTTAGAGTTGCGCAGGGTCAAGTAATGCCCCACATGGGCGACGCGTTCCGCGGTGCAGACGAAGGGTTCAGGTCGCACCTTGGAGCATCTATGATCGGACGAGAATGTGCGAGGGAAATTTGGTATGGATTTCATTGGTCTAAGAAGCCGAAGTTTACTGGTCGAATGTTACGTCTGTTTAATCGTGGCCATTTGGAGGAGGCGCGTTTTATTGCGGCGCTACTTTCGATTGGCGTGCAGGTCTATCAACAAGACGCTAGCGGAAACCAGTTTCGCATTTCAGATTGTGGCGGGCATTTTGGCGGCAGTGGTGACGGGGTGGGCATTGGGGTCCCTGATGTTCCTGTTGGTACGCCTTGCCTCCTTGAGTTCAAGACTCATGGAGAGAATTCCTTTCTAAAGTTACAGAAGTCCGGTGTACAGGTAGCGAAGCCAGAACACTATGCGCAGATGAATACTTACATGCGCAAGATGGGTTTGATGTACGCGCTGTATGGTGCCGTCAACAAGAACACTGACGAGTATCACATGGAGATTGTAATCCTGGACACCTTGCTTGCAGACCAATACCTTGACCGCGCAAAGCAAATCATTTACCTGAGAGAAGCGCCTGCAAAGATACGCGGTGCGTCACCCGGTTTGTATGCGTGCCGCTACTGCGACATGAAAGACATTTGTCACAACGATGCTCCAAAAGCGGTCAACTGTAGGACTTGCTTTCATGCGTATGCAGCAGAGGACGGAACTTGGCGTTGCAAGAGCGCTCGGCGTGCATTTACTCAACCAGACCCAACTAACGACATCTTAACTAAAGAGATGCAATTGGCCGCGTGCCAGGAATACACACCATTCTAAAATGCTAGTCCCTCGCGATTACCAAGACGAAGCGGTTAACTGCCTATTTGATTATTTTGCAAAGACGCCTGATTTAGACAGGCATCCCGTGGTGGCCATGCCGACCGGAACCGGCAAGAGTGTGGTCATTGCTGCATTCCTGGAACGTGCATTGCGCATGTATGCTAGGCAGAAGATACTTGTAGCCACACATGTAAAAGAACTTATCGAGCAAAACTATCTCGAGTTCATGGGCATCTGGCCCACTGCACCCGCAGGCATTTACAGCGCTGGACTCAAGCGCAAAGACCTCCATTCCAATATTACCTTTTGCGGTATCGCGTCGATTAACAAGGCAATTGCTGACTTCGGTCGGGTTGACCTTATGATAATCGACGAGTGCCACCTGCTCTCGCAAAACGATGAGTCGATGTATCAAAAGGTTATCGCTAAGCTCAAAGAAGTAAACCCGTATCTGCGCGTTATCGGTCTTACCGCTACGCCGTGGCGAGCTGGTCAAGGCAAGATTACTGACGACGGTATCTTTACGGATATTCCGTTTGACGTAACTAGCATGGCGGCATTTAATCGTTTCATCAAAGAAGGCTATTTGGTGCCGTTGGTGCCAAAGAGTACAGAGACAATCCTGGACGTCACTGGCGTGCACTTACAGGGTGGCGAATTCAACCAAAAGGAACTGCAACTTGCAGTTGATAAAGATGAAATTACTTTTGCTGCGCTCAAAGAGGCCGTTCTACACGGTTATGGTCGAGAACATTGGCTTGTTTTTGGTAGCGGGATTCAGCACGTACTTAAGATAACACAAATGCTGAACTATCTGGGCATCAGTGCCCGGTGTGTTCACAGTAAGATGACCGACAAGGAACGCGATGACAATATCGCGGACTGGAAAGCGGGTAAGTTCAAAGCAATGGTGAACAACGGTATATTGACGACCGGTGTTAACTTCAAGGCTATTGACCTTATCGTTATGCTGCGTCCAACACAGTCGACAGTTCTTTGGGTGCAAATGCTTGGTCGTGGTACGCGTCCGTTATACGCAGACGGTTTTGACCTGACAACTACTCAGGGCCGTTTGGATGCAATTGAGCATTCCGAAAAGCAAAATTGCTTGGTGATGGACTTTGCGCAGAACTCCAAGCGCTTAGGACCTATCAACGACCCGGTGCTGCCGCGCAAGAAGGGTGGCGCTAAAGGCGACGTACCTATCAAAATTTGCGACGGCTGCGGGATGTATAACCACATCTCAGCACGCTATTGCGGCGGCGAACCTTTTAAGTCACCCGCGGGCTGCGGCATGGAGTTCACCTTTAAGGTGCTGCTCAAGATGAATGCTAGCAGTGAGGAGCTCATCAAGAATGACATGCCCGTCGTGGAGGTGCTGAAGGTTGACACCATTACCTTTAAGATACACAATAAGCCTGGCAAACCGCCTAGCCTTTGGGTAACGTACTTTTGCGGCGTCCACCGATACAATCAATGGGTGTTGTTCGAGCACGAAGGGTTCGGCCGCCGCAAAGCTCGTGAATGGTGGGAAGAACGGACAAGCTTACCATTCCCTGAGTCTACGGACGCTGCTGCAAAGCTCTTTGACCAATTGCTCGCACCGACGCACATAAAGGTCTGGCTCAACAAGCCGCATCCTGAAATCCTGCAAGTGTCGTTCACCGGCGGGTTCCAAACAGCTATCAACGGTAATGAAATTCCGTTTTAGCTTTTAAAAATTTGTGCTACAATAAAAGCTGTTTAAACAGCACAAGGAGATTTAGAATGTACGTCTTAATAGATAAAGATGCAATGCAGGTTCGTTACAAGCACGCGGATGCGAAGGTGCTTGCAGACCTGATGCACATCGAATTTCCGCAGTGCGCAGCCGCAGTGCTGTCTTGCGAGGTGACGATGCCATGGCAGAAGTTTAGCGACCTCGAGCTTAGACTGCTCTACAAGAACCTGACCGGTACCAACTTTCCGGGCTTTACGCGTCATGGACTCGAGCCGAACATTAGCACGCTGCTCACCGACCTGCCGGAGTCTACGCTTAACGCTGCGGAGATAGCCACACAAGCCGCGTTCGTCAGCGCGACCGACCTCAATTACTACCGCTACGCGCCAGGTCAAACCAAACCCCTGGAAGTAAATGACGCATACGCAGCAAAACCCCTTGTAAGCGCTGCGCCGTATGTACCGGTAATACCCCCCTTACCCGCAGCAAACGCAGCGCCTACCCCCGTTGCCCGCGTTGCAAACCCCATTGTTAACGCGCTTGCTACCCAAGCAAAACAGGCGCCTACGCCGCGTGCACCGCGTGACCCAAATGCGGCCCCGGTTGCAGCTGGCGCACCGGCAGCCGGATCGAAAACCGGTCGGGTATGGGAGATCGCAGAACAAGTGTGGTTAGCTGCCGGTAGCCCGAGCGAGTTAAAAGACGTCCGCAAACAGATCATTGCAGCGTGCGAAGCGGAAGGAATTAACGGTAGCACTGCTAGCGTGCAGTTCGGAAAATGGAAGTCGACTAAGTGAATGTTTTCGGGTCTAGAGCATCGAAGTGTTGTGCTATGTTCAGACCCGAAATATTTTTAAAAATCTAGCAAAAAACGCTTGCCCCTGTTAAACACTTGCATTAATATTGTCACTCGATCGCAGTAACACTTTTTCCCGCCACCTTGGCTAAACCACAAGTAGGAGTCAACATGAACGACGTCGTCCAAACCCCAGAACAAGTCGCCGCAGCCGCCGATGCCGCTGCAAAAGCGAAGGCAGATGCTGCTGCTGCAAAAGCAGAAGCAAAGAAAATTGCTGACGCTGCAAAAGCTGAAGCAAAGGCCAAGGCAGATGCTGCCAAGAAGGAAGCCAAGGAACTGGCCGACAAGGCACGCGCCGAAGTGAAGGCCAAGAAGGAAGCCGAAAAGCAGGCCGCCAAGGAAGCCAAGGAAGCCGCTGCCAAGCTGGCCGCTGAGCAGAAGGCTGCTGCCGCTGCTGTCGAGAAAGCACCGAAGGTCGTCATGCCCCAATCGAACGGCATCACCCGTCCGAAGCCAGACGGCGCCTGCGGCAAGGTCTGGGCAATCGCTGACGCAATGTCGGCTGAACTGGGCCAGCCTGTCACCATCGCACTGCTGAGCAAGCGTACCGCCGCCGAAGGCCTGAACGACGCAACGACCCGCACGCAGTACGCTCGCTGGAAAACCTTCAACGGCGTGTTCGGCCAAGTCGCCAAGCCTGTCGTTGCAGAAGCTCCTGCTGCCGCTCCGGTCGCAGAAGCTGCCGCCGCCTAAGCCTACTCCGGCCTGGCATCCCGGAGGTTTTCGGTTATCCTGTCGGCAAGTGCACCACCTAGAAGGAACGTGCGCTTCCCGGTAAAAACCGTTCACTCCCTCCCGCATCAAAACCCGTACACAACAGGCCTAGGGCTTGTCTGTTCCTCGTGAGGTTACATTGAACCAGAACCAACAACCGATTGAAAAATATCGGGACTCAAACGGCATCATCCTCTCGGTTCATAGCATCTTCTACACAATCCAAGGCGAAGGCCCTTTCAGCGGACACCCCGCTGTATTCGTCCGTCTGGCTGGCTGTAATCTACAGTGCCCAGGTTGCGATACCGACTACACGGTTGGTCGCAAGGAAATGTCGATGCATGACGTAGTCGATCAGGTGTTCTTCTTTAACCCACTTGACAAGCCTTGCCTGGTTGTCATAACCGGCGGCGAACCATTCCGCCAAAACATCACCCCGCTATGCAAAAAGCTGTTGTCGGCAGGTTTCACCGTTCAGGTCGAGACTAACGGCACGCTCGCACCGCCGGAGGACTTCCCCTCTAAGGTTGTGGTCATTTGCAGCCCCAAGACGGGTAAGGTCAGCCCCAAGCTGCTCAGCCATATCAACGCCTTCAAATACGTCTTAAGCGCTGACAGCCTTAACGACGCGGACGGTTTGCCAGTCCAAGCGCTTGGCCACACAGCATCGCCGCAACTTGCTCGGCCGCCCAAAGACAATACCAGGCCTATCTATGTGCAGCCCATGGACCCCAAAGACGAAGTCATTTACAAGGTCAACGTCGATGCGGTCAAAGCTAGCTGCATGAAGCATGGTTACATCCTGCAATTGCAGACCCACAAGATAATTGATGTTGAATAGGAGTCTAAAAATGGCTAAGCAAAAGGCACTTGTAATTCTGTCCGGCGGTCAAGATAGCACGACCTGCCTGTTCTGGGCAATCAACGAAGGTTACGACGTGCACTGCGTGACTTTCGACTACGGTCAAAAACACCGCATCGAACTCGACGCCGCACAGCACGTTGCCATGATGGCTGGTATTCCCCGCGAGAAGCACGAGTTCATCCGTCTTGGCGACGGCATCCTCGCTGGTACGTCCCCACTGACTAACAAGTCGGTCGAGCTCGAACAGTACGCTGACCATCAGTCGCTGCCCGGCGGTCTGGAAAAGACCTTCGTACCCATGCGCAACCAGTTGTTCATCACCGTTGCAGCGAACCGCGCATACGTCCTGGGCTGCAACATCCTTGTGACCGGTGTTTGCCAGGAAGATAACGGCGGGTATCCTGACTGCCGCGCAGTATTTATCAACACCCTGCAAGAAGCTTGCAACTATGGTACCTTCACCGGCGAAGCTGGCACAATCCCACCACTGCGCATTTTGACCCCGCTGATGTCGCTTACCAAGGCGGAATCGGTCAAGCTTGCAATGAGCTTACACGATTGCATGGCAGCGCTGGCGTATAGCCACACATCTTACGACGGCAAGTATCCGCCGACCGGTCACGACCATGCGACGCTGCTGCGTGCAAAAGGCTTCGAAGAAGCCGGTGTCCCTGACCCGCTGGTGATGCGTGCGGTTAAAGCTGGTCTGATGGAGCTGCCGCTCAGCAGCAACTACGACATCGAACGCGGCACGTCTGCGGAGGTATAATGCCATTCCAAAGCACAAAACAATGGGGGCATGATATTGGCCTTAGCTGCGCATTCCGTCAATGGCGTGCAACGCATTCACACTGCCAATATCTGCATGGCTATGCAATAGCGGTCAAGCTGGTGTTCGAGTCGGAACTGCTCGACGAGCGCATGTGGGTCATTGACTTTGGCGGTCTTGCTAGCATTAAAAAGATGCTGCAAGATACCTTCGACCATAAATTGCTGGTCGCAGAAGATGACCCGCAACATGACGAAATCTGTGCGCTTGCTGGCTTAGGCATAGCAGAAGTCATTACCGTTCCGGCAGTCGGTTGCGAGATGTTCGCAAAGATGGTATTCGACATGGTCGTGCAATGGTTGTTCGATGTTAGACAAATCGGTCGCGTTAAGCTTGTGTCATGCGAAGTAAAAGAACACGGCGCTAACTCAGCAGTTTATACAGGGTGAGACATGGATAACAATATCAACGCACAACTGACCGCGATCGAGGAAGAACGCGAGATGGACTACCTTGCCCAAAAGAGCAAGGAAGGGATTATTTACGACCTGCTTGGCGGCGTCGTGCAAGGTGAGAATGCAGACCGCGAAGGTTTGGCAGAAACGCCAGCGCGTGTGGTCAAAGCTTGGAAGCACTGGACTAGCGGGTATTCCGTCGACATCGCTAAACTCCTCAAGGTGTTCAAAGACGGCTCGGAGGGTTATGATGAAATGGTCGTCGTTAAAGACATCCCGATTTACTCGAAGTGTGAGCATCATCTTGCTGATATTTTTGGCACCGCTACTATTGCTTATATCCCTGATGGTAATATTGTTGGTCTTAGCAAACTGTCTCGCCTTGCTGACGCTTTTGCACGTCGCCTCCAAGTGCAAGAACGTCTTACTTGCCAGATCGCAGACGCGCTGCAATTGCACTTGCAGCCAAAGGGCGTCGGTGTTGTCATAAAAGCTAGGCACATGTGCATGGAGTCACGCGGCATTTGCCAGCAGGGACATCACACTGTTACTTCCGCTCTGCGCGGTGTGATGAAAGACCAGGCCGAGACTCGTGCAGAGTTCCTCAAAATCGCAATGTAACTTAGGAGCAGTACCATGTTGAAGAAAGACTCGCGTATTCAATTGACAGACACCATTCTTGACGTCGTGATAAAGATGTCGGGTGGCAATCCAGGCGCCATGGAAGCAGTAGTACGCCTTCAGAAAGAAGCCGCTGCTATTGACCCCGATGACATTATGGGCGGCCTGGGTTGTGTGCTGTTCTTGGATACGCTTAGTATTTATGACAGCAACATCTATCTGCTTTACAATGATATTTGCCGGCGTGATCTTCCATCTATGGTTGCATTGCTCCGCGCTGTCCAACTTGGCTACTTGTCATCCGCAGCCTTGACAGAAGCCATTCGTGCTGAGACAATGGACGCTGCGCTCTTTGCCGAAATGATGTCCAAGGTGAAAGAGCGCCTTCCTAACTTTAACTTCACAGAGGTAACACAATGACCACACCTATCATCAAACCTACCGTCGGCCGCGTCGTACTGGTCTTTCGCAACGAACCCGGTACCGAGCCGGAACCCGCGCTGGTCTGCTATGTGCATGCTGACAACAAGATCAACGTCGGTGGTTTCGACTACACCGGCACCCCGTTCGCACTGCGTGATCTGTATCTGGTGCAAGGCGACGAAACTCCGCCGAACGGCGCGTATGCTTGCTGGATGCCTTACCAGAAAGAGCAAGCTTCCAAGTACGACCTGTCTGGTGCAGTTTCGGCCGCTGAGATTGCCGCTGGCAAGTTGTCGCCAAAGACCGTGAACAGTACGGGCAAGTTTGTTGACGCCAAGGTCGCAGACCAGGCAGTGTCGTCCGAATTTCCAGCGGAAGACCCAAAGGTTTAAACGCGTTTTAAGCGTTTTAAATCAAGCGGGTATGCTTTGGGGTGTACCCGCTTTTTTAACGCGTTGCCCGCTGTTTAAACGTACGGCAGCGCTATTATAGGAGCTTTACCACAATGAAACTTAGCGATATGCAAGAAGCAAACGCTATATCACAACTGTACGTGGACAAGCGGAAAGTCTACCGAGAAATCCAAAGTGGTGTCGCGTTGGGCGTCACTTTTGGCGGTCGGTATCAAAACGACGACTTTGTCGATAAAATTCGTCCGCATGTGTTGCGCGAACTCTTACAAGAACTCGATGCGCTGGAAGAAAAACTGGAAGCGTTCGGTATTAAGGTGGATTGATTGTGGAAATCATAAGTTGCAAGGAAGCAAAAGCCCGCGGATTAAAACATTACTTCACGGGCAAACCCTGCAAGTTTGGGCACATCGATATTCGCTATGTGACGGGAGGTTGCGCAACCTGTCAGCGAGAGCATACGCAGAAGTCCTATGCTAAGCATGCAAAGAAAAAGAACCAAGAAACCGTAGAATGGCGTCAGGCAAATCGTGAACGATCACGAGAGCTGCAACGCAATTACTATGCACGAAATGCGGTAAAGATTCGGGCTAGTCAAAGCTTGATAAGGGCCAGACGTTTAATGCGCGTACCATTTTGGGCAGAGCTTGATTTAATAGAAGCGTTTTATGCTAATTGTCCTGAAGGTCTGCACGTTGACCACATTATTCCGCTGCAAGGTGAATTAGTGTCGGGTTTACATGTACTTGGCAATTTGCAATATCTTACCGAATCAGAGAATAAGGCTAAGCGCAACCGTATTAGTTTGGAGGATTTAAACAAATGAATTTGTTCCTTGCGGCAGTTTTCACAAATAACTATCGAGAGACACAGGCACGTTATGAAAAACTCACAGACATCGAAAAAGAAATCGTCGGTTGTGTACCCCACATTTTGGAATCCTATCATTACATATCTGGACAGCGCTTCGTCGATGTCATCAGACAACAAGGCCACAAGGTGTTCCTGGACTCAGGTGCTTTCTCGGCTCACAGCCTTGGCGTGCATATTAGCATTGATGATTATTGTGATTACATCCGTCGCAACCGGGACATCCTACGCGTTGAAGATGGTGCTGTCATGGCTTCCGTACTTGACGGCATTGGTGATCCGCTAAAGACCTGGCAAAACCAACTCGAGATGGAACGGCAGGATGCTAAACCGCTACCCTGCTTCCACTACGGTGAGGACATACGTTATCTTGACTGGTATGTGGAGCGCTACTCGTACATCACGATTGGAGGTCTGGTCGGTAAGTCGGCTAAAGACCAAGAAGTGTGGTTAGACCGCGTGTGGGAACGCATGATGGACGGGTCGGGTCGTGCGAAGCTCAAAGTGCATGGGTTTGGTATGACGTCGCCCAACCTGATGATGCGCTACCCTTGGCATTCTTGTGACTCGTCCTCCTGGATTCAGGCTGCTGCGTTTGGAAGCATCTTTACCAGTGAACACGGCCCAATCGCGGTTTCCAAGGACAGTCCAAGCAAGCATGAGAACGGGCGTCATTTTACCACACTTACAGAGTTAGAGCAGCAACAGCTCGCTAACATGTTGGATCGTAAGGGTTTTAATTATGATCGGCTTAGCTCGATTTACGAGAGCCGCGCAATCTACAACATGCTAGGTTACATGGAGCTCAACGACCTTGTAAACGAGGATGCTAGACGCAATAACTATCAGTATCCGTGTGCAATGTCCCAACAACTTTTTTAAAAAGACACTCAAAATTCGCGAGCGATTAAAATGTTTCCCTGTATAATGTTTTGCTTTACAGCAGCTAATTCAACTTTTACAGGGAATACTAAAAATGACAAACGCGACCGTTCAACAGAACCTTGTGCAAGCGACTTCCCTCATGGGTATGCGTCTTGCGTACTACAAATCTGTCGCTGAAGGTAATGTGATAGATGCGTTCGTTGCTAGCCCGCAGGACTATTACAATATCAAGTGCGAGAAAGACGCACGCATTGCCTTTAGCATAAACGCTAGAGGTGAAGAAACAATCTTTGGTGTACCTTTTAAACTGATGAGGGATTAATGATACACGCTGATGGCACAATGGATGTTCTGGTGGACGGTAATCTCGAGCAACGCAAATATCAGATGGCGTTCTATTACATTGAAATAGCTCGCATAAGCTCACGAGAAGCCTACCGACACAATCGCGCAGAGCCTGATCTTAAAGAAGGCGAAGAAGTGTTTTACCCGGTATGGAACTCAGTCCAACCACCTGTCATCCTAACGATAAAATAATACCGCGAGGAGTCAAGATGAAATACGTTGTTATGTCAGTTAGACTAGGCGAGTTAAATATAGAACTCCCCTTCGTGTTCCCTGAAGTGTGCGTACATTCAACCATGGCGTTTGGCTTTGATCGTGCACTGCGTCAGCAATACCGAGGCGCATTAGTGCGTCCGGTTAGCGCGGGCTTTATTTCATCGACCGCTATAGAAGAAGGTTGCCATGGCGACTCCGAAACCTTGCAACTCAAAAGCCGTGGCGAAGTTGACGACAAATTAATCAATATGATGGATTACGGGAGCATACATGTCCATAATTAACGCATTGAAGTTTTGCCAGGGTTCCATTGCAAAGAAAGACTTTGTACCGAGCCTCAAGCACTTTGTTATCGAGAATGGACATGTGCGCGGCTTCAACGGCACGCTCGCACTGTCCAGTCCGATCCCTTTTAACATCAGCTGCAAACCCCGCGCTGACACACTTATCAAAGCGATTAGCAACTGCGACGATACCGTCCAGCTTGCACTTACCCCGGCAGGGAGACTCAGCGTTAAGTCGGGTGCATTCAAAGCCTTCGTCGATTGCGTACAAGAAGAAACCCCGCACGCTACCCCGGAAGGCGAGATTGTGCACTTTGACGGCGCAGCACTGCTCACAGGGTTAAAGGAAGTCGCGCCGTTCATTGGTGACGACGCATCGCGACGTTGGGCCAACGGTGTACTGTTCGAAAAGGACTGCTTGCTCGCGACTAACAACGTCACGCTCGTCCAGTATTGGGTTGGCTTCAGCTTCCCATGTGTGGTCAACATCCCGCGTGAAGCTGTAAAGGAAATGTTGCGCATCAATGAACCGCCTATCTTTGCGCAAGTGACTGAGCATAGCGTTACCTTTCACTACAGCGAAGATCGCTGGCTGCGCACACAACTGTTTGACGCGTCAAGCTGGCCGGACATTAGCCGCATCCTTGACCAACCGTCCGAGCAAAAGCCTATCAACCCTGCTATATTTGCGGGTATCGAAGTTATCAAACCTTTTGTCGACCAAATGGGGTCGGTGTTCTTTATTGACGGTCGTATGGCCACACATAAGGAAGAAAACGAAGGCGCTAGCTTCGACCTTGATATGCCGTACACCGGCTGCTACAACGTCAAGATGCTCGAGCTGCTCAAGGACACAGTGCAAACTATCGACTGGTCTAAGTACCCAGGCCCTTGCCAGTTTCAAAGCGCAAGGTTACGCGGTGCCATTATCGGAATGAAACGATGACTAAGTATATTGACAGACCTTACGCCCAGGACGTCACAGGCGACATAGACGCTCCAATCTTCCCATTCTTTCCTTTAGCAGTCATCATTGTGCTAATCATTGCGCTCATGTCGGCAGTCTACACTTGTGCTTACGAGAAAGGCTTCAATGCTGGTAAGCGGTCTAATGCGGAGACTATATTCCATGGCAAGGTCTAAGACACAAGCTAAACGATCTTTCACCTGTAATGGGGGTCCGATGCACGATCAGACCCTATATTTAGCTAGCGCATCAACCCTAGAGTTCAGTTATAATGGGCAACGTGGCCGCTATGTAGGGACTAACGGCTTTGGTCCACTCAATTGGGAGTCTTATGATGAAGATGGTACGCGACCTAACCCTGGATGAAATCACGACGCTTAAAATGCAATTTGTCAAGTTTGTACCTGCTGACAAGGATGCAGAAAATAAGCATATTGAGTTCGACATCGTCGGCTACACGCGAGCCGCCTTCGATCTGGCGCGTGCGCCTCAAACGTGCTACCAAGACTGATGAATAAAAAACGAATACTTGTCTGCGGCGGTAGGGACTTCGCACATCTGGAATTGTTTAACCACACAATGTCTCAGTGCGAGCCCTACTTCTCCAACCAGTTCTGCGTTATTAGCGGTGATGCAAAAGGTGCAGACCGCATGGCCATAGCTTGGGCTGCGGAACGTGGTGTGCCCATCATCAAGATGCCAGCTAACTGGCAGTACTACGGCAACAACGCTGGACCTGTTCGCAATATGTGGATGCTTGATTGGGGTTTACCCGACCTGATTATTGCATTCCCAGGCGGTAGCGGGACTAGAAACATGTGCGACCAAGCGCGAGCACGCGGCATTGACGTGTACCCGGTCAAATACTTGCACCTACCGGAGTTGAAGAAATGACAATCGGGCGCACCAGACAAAGGCTCGCTAAGCTTCTGCAAAAGAGCTTTCCGCTTAACGCTGCGGGAGTAAAATTAACTTGGTTGCCCGAACACATCTATCCGGCTACGGGTGCATACCGTACCAACCGATTAATTGATTGTTATCGTTGGACTGCGTATGGTTATCACTACAGAGCTGACGGCACATTCTATGCCGCTATGACCGTAGACAGTTACGAGACAATGACCGAGCTTGTAAAAGCGACTAATTTGGTACTTGCGCCATTCTCGCGTGAAGTAACCGCAGAATAATATCAGGAACTAATCCATGGGTAAGCGTGTCGACAGCATTGGATTGTTCTGGGAAGATCTGTCCAAGATTAAAAAAGAAAAGAAGGAAAAGGTCAAGCGGCTGCCACCTGAACCGTTTTGGCTAGAGCCTGATTATTTGCCTGGTTTGGAGGAGGCTATAAATTTTAAGCCTGACCTTTATACAGATGAGGAATTGGTTCAAGCTGCGCACAATTTTGAACCGTTGTTATTCGATATAGAGTGCTACCCGAACTACTGCTTGTTTGCTTTTAAGGGTGTAGATACGGGTAAGGTCGTTTACCTTGAATTCGACAACGATTTCCATGACCGCCTTTGGGATGAAGAGATTGCAAAGCTGAATTGGATTCTGCACCACTTCTGCATCATTAACTTTAACGGCCGCAAGTATGACTTTCCAGTTACCACACTAGCTCTGGCTGGTTACGGTACAGAAGATTTGTGGGACGCTACGCAGATGATCATTGAATTTCAACTGCAAGCGCAAGAAGTCTACAAGAAATATAAGACCAAGCCGTTACAGATCAACCAAGTCGACCTTATTGAGCTTACCGCGCTCGGGCCCGGCTTGAAAGTGGTTGCTGGACGTCTGCACGCAAAGCGCATGCAGGACTTACCATTCAAACCCGGTTCGTTCCTTACTGAGAATCAGATTGCAATTACGCGTCGTTATTGTATTAACGACTTGGACAATACCGGACTGCTATACCGCAACGTCAAAAAGCTTATTGACATTCGCGCATCGCAGGGTGATAAGTACGGTTTGGACTTGCGCAGCCACTCCGATGCGCAAATGGCGGAAGCGATCATTGCAAGCGAAGTCCGGCGCATTAGCGGCAGGAAGCATCTCAAACGTTTAGAGCTTCCGAACGGTACCAACTTTAAGTATCAGGTTCCAGCGTACATTAAGTACTCCACACCGCTAATGAATTGGGTGCTGGACACGGTACGCAATGCAACGTTCTTTGTTGACGACATGGACGGCGCAGTTATTATTCCACCCGAGCTCGCGAACATGGCTATTACCATGAACAAGAGCACTTACCAAATGGGTATCGGTGGATTGCACAGTAAAGAAAAGAGCATTGCACACGTTTCAGACGACGAGTATGTGGTTGTCGATACTGACGTTACGTCCTACTACCCGTACCTGATTGTGAACGCTGGCCTGGTACCGGAGAACTTAGGTTCGGCATTTTTGCAAGTGTATTACAACATCCTGCAAGAGCGTGTTGCAGCTAAGAAGAATGACGACAAGATTATGGCCGAAGTGCTTAAGATTGTGGTTAACGGATCGTTCGGTAAGCTTGGAAGTAAATGGTCTATCCTGTATGCACCTAACCTGCTGATCCAGGTTACACTGACAGGCCAGCTGTCTATTTTAATGCTGGCAGAAAGGTTTGAACTTGCAGGCATCGAAGTTACATCGGTCAACACCGACGGTATCGTGGTTAAGTGCAAACGGAGTTTGGAGCATATTTTCCATCAGATCGTCACCCAATGGGAGCAGGAAACTGGCCTTGGTACTGAAGAAACACGGTACCGCGCTACTTACTCCAAAGATATTAACAATTATATCGCCGTCTATGAGACTCCGCAAAAGGGCAAATTGTTTAAAACGAAGGGTCTGTACGCAGAGACAGCGCCTAAGAAAAATGCGGTGAACGAAGTTTGCATTGAAGCGCTGAAGGCTTACATCGAGCATGGTACCAAGCCGGAAGACTTTATTCCGCAAGTGCGCGACATAACGCAGTTCACCACAATGCGTCGGGTAAACGGTGGCGCGGTCAAGCTTGCGAAAGACAGTTTCAACCCTAACGCTACCGAGTCGCAAATGATCGAAGCGGTTAAAGCTAAAGGCGCTTTCCCGCAAGACGAACTGTTGTGGCGCTTCCCCGGTGAAGCAGAATGGGAAGCTCGCAGCTTGCGCGATGCTTATGCGGTTGCGTGTCAGAGCGCCGGTAAGGGTCAGTACCTTGGAACTATCATTCGTTGGTATTACGGCACGAATGCGGAAGGTGAGATTATTGCAGCAAAGACTGGAAATAAAGTGCCTCGTAGTGAAGGGGCACAACCGTTGATGGACTTGCCCGATGAGTTCCCGACGGATATTGATTATCAATGGTACATCACGGAAACGTATAACATCTTGGCTAATATTGGCCATACACCTAAGGAGTCACAAGATGAACAAGAACCTGTATGAAGTCCTCGGAGTTGCGAAAGACTCTACCGCAGATGAAATTAAAAGGGCTTACCGCAGCCTTGCGCAGATGTGGCATCCGGATAAAGGTAATGACGATGGTACTATATTCAAGCGCGTGCAAGAAGCTTACGACATCTTAGGTGACGTGCTGCGGCGTGAAGAATACGACCGCACCGGGCAAGTTGGAAAGAACCAACCTCCACTGCGTGACCGGGTAATGCAGGAGTTTGCAGCGATGTTGAATGCGCTTATGAACGACCCGCGTATTGACTTTAACCACACTAGCATTCTGTCGCACATGCGTCAGATGACGGAACAGCAGGTTAAACAGTTCGAAGCGCGCGAGTCTACTAGCACCGCTAAGATCGAGCGCATCACCAATGTGCGCAACCGCATGTCGTCTAAAACAGACGACAACCCAATGACCGCAATCCTGGATAACTTGATTCAACAAGAGAACGGGCTATTAGTCCAGTTCGAAGGCGCGCTGGTACTGTTCCGGGAAATGCTGCTGGTCTTGGAGGACTTCGAATACCGCACAGATGAAATGCACCCTTGGACGTCTTACATGATGACGCAAAGCTAATACAAGCGTTTTAAGCTGTTTAAAATAAAACCCGCTAGGTAGGTACTAGCGGGTTATTTTTATGCGCTTGCCGGGTGCTTGCCGTTTGCGGCAGGGTGTTTGCTGGTAGTGCTTGCAGGGTGCATTTGAATCCACCACATGTTCCATACAATCAGCCAAACAGTCATGTAGCTCATTTCTTTGACACCCTTTAGTCGGCTTAGGATCTCCCCACTGTACATGACCCTTAAAGAAGGGTGGCGGGAAGTCTCGTGGAATAGGTTCGTTGGGCACGAAAGACACAAAGCGTTCTTTGCCAAGCGGGTCTACGCGCACATAGAGGAAGTGAGGGAAGCGACCGTAGTCCGATTTGCGCATCGTGAAATAACCGCGCTCCCCCTTGACGAGTCGACGGCAGAAAAGCGCAACCGCAAAGAACAGACAGTTGGATAGCTTTTCTAGCTCGTCGAGGTCATAACCAAACATCAGGCACCTGAAGGTTTCTTGGAGAAGATGCCGGTGGCGTGCAGTGTGGCCACAAACGTGTTGATCACAGGGATCACGTTCGGGACTTGACCGTACAGGCCTTCCAAGGCAGCTAACACCGCGTCGAGTTTTTCCTTGCCCGAGCTATTGGGCATGAAAGCTTCGATTGCTTTGATCAGGGACAGCAGAGATTGGATAATGAGAACGTATTGCATTTTATGACTCCTAGTAAAGGCACTTCACAGAAAAACTGATACCGTCTATAACGTCCAGGCTAAGTTCATTACTTAGCTCGGAGAGCTCTAAGTGCTGCTTTAAGAGCGGCGTCATCGACTTGCGGCATCCCGGCAGTTGGTACGCCGCGAGCTGCCGCCGATCCCTCTGGAATTTCAGGGATCGCTTTCGGGTGTTCCTCGGGATGCTCGAAATAAAGTTCATTGGCTCCGTGAGGTACGGGAGTGTCAGGCACTGCAATAGGGTGTTCGGGATTCTTGGACGGCAAAACACCGGCTCGCTTGGAGCTAATGTTATTGACGACAAAGGCGATAAGGCATCCGAAGCCTGCACCGATGCTGTTAGCAGTATTGAGATCCATGCCAAGATCGATATCAAAGAAAATCTTAAGCGCGGACAGCACAGACATAATGAGTGCGCCAAGCAGAAGGCCGAGGTTGGTGTTGTCTTTCCAGACTTCAGGGTTAGCAACTTGACTCCCCTTCCGAAACAGGTCGATGATTGCAATTATCTTATTCATTTCTTCCCCACATACTTTTTATAGGCTGCAATCCAGTCTTGCGCGACTGCAAGCTGGGCTTCTTCAAGCGTGACATCCCCGTTACACACCAATCGCTTGAGCTTGGTTTCCAACACATCTTTCTTACGAGCGCCCCACTCGCCGCCGTAAGGCTGTGGCCATAGGTTGCGCTCGTCGACCGGGTTGCCGCCTAGCTGCAAGCTAATCAGATGGTCTTCCTCGAATGCGCTCATGGGCTCGGTGGACATGTACGGCAGTTCCGTTAGCTGCTTGAGCTTGAGTGCATTGGTGTAGCTGGTCGTCGGCCGAATGGTCTTGGTGTAACCCGAAACGCAAATCGTTTCGTCAATATTCTCTTGCGTGACGTCCGGGTTAGTGTACCCAGGCGTGACAATAGCGTCGGGCAGCTCACCCGCAAACAGATGACCACACAACAAGGATAGGGCGACAAAAACAAATAGCTTCTTCATGGCGTGTTCCTTAAAAGTTCGAGGATGTCTTCTTGCTTGCAGAGTAGTATCTCGCCGCGCTCCTCAACTTCGATAATCTCTTCAACAATGCGGCTCAATTCCTCGAGTAGCTCGAGCCGGTCCTGGGTCACATACTTGCGCGGTTTCATTTCGTCCGCAGCTTTGGCGCGAACTGGTATCTGCGGGTCTGCCAATGGCTCTTTGGAGCAGGAGCAAACCAAGCTAAGGTTCTTGCATCTCAGGCAAACTGTGCTCATGCTATCTTACCTCCGCAAATTTCATAAATGACTGCAAGCTTGTCGACCGAGTTTTCGTGCTGGTTGTATCCAGCACCAGGCAAAGACGCCCAACGGCTATTGCACGCAATCACAGCTTGCTTGAACAAACCCCGTTCAATTAGTGAGATGGCATTGCATTCGCGGATTAGCTGTATTGCCCAACGGTCTTGTGACACCGGGCCGAAGTCGTTGAGCTTCAGCAGGTCGCGGTAATGCTCCCAATACTTGTACAAGAACTGGTAACGGCCTGACGCGGTTGAATACAAACCGTCGTGCGCGTTAATCAGCTTAGCTTTACGCTTGGCAAATGGATGCGTTGTAAAGTCAGTAAAGATTTCCGGCTTCCTGTCCACACCAGTTACAATTACGTCGTAACCTTGCCAGTGTGTCAGCGGATGATCGTGCGTGCCTTCAGAGCAAGCAATCATCGTAAGAAAAGCATACATGTTTGGAGTCACTGGACTACCTCAAAAGGTTGTGAGTGCCATTCGACAAAATGGGTAGTAAACCGACCCTGTATCTCTGCGATGCCAAACAGACGATATTTACCGGGTGTGACGTTATCTGGTAGTCTGTTTACACGACTTTCGGAAGACGTACAGCCTGGCATGATGTTAACAATTGCTTCCGGCAGAATATAGCTTTCACGCGTAACGAGATTCTGCATCGCATGGGATGTGCTGTAATTGTGCGGAACAGAATCTGTATTGCATCTTTCGACTTGCAACGGCATCACCTGACCAGCCTTCACCGCTAGCTGCTTGGTCGGGAAAGGCAGATTCTTATATTGCAAATAGGGTTTGTCAACCGCGATGCTGTAACCCGCAGTCACAACCGCGACTGTTGAGATAGCCCCTACAGCTATGGCGCAAGCTGATACAATTCGACGGTATGGCATAATCGCTCCTAGCCGTTATGTCCGTCGCGATCGCGCCGTACATCCCGCAGAGCGTCTGCAAGTGTTTTGACTTGGGCTTGATTGCGACTTATGTGGTTGAGTTCTTTACCAACTTCATCGAGCTTGTCGAAGATGCGGTCTGTGATCTTCTCGAGGTCAGCTTTGGCCACACAGTCCCGGGCAACCTCAGTCTTGAAGTTAGCTAGGTCAGCTTTTGCTGCACCGAGTTCTGAGCTGAGAGATTGGACCTTGGCCCAGGTGGTATTGATCCACCAAGAAAGGCATGAAAGGATAATGCCAAAAAGTCCGGGTAGTAGGAAGGATTGGTCGAGAGTCATGCTGCGTCCTATACGGGTTAGTTTCAACCCGCAGGATGCAGGTCAGGTCATAAAGCTACGAGAGACTGATGACATGACAGATGTATGTATGGTCACTAAGCGGAAGTTTAAAGCGTCTTTTTGCAGAGTGCAAGTACTTGTTTTAATTAAACTTCTTCGAATGTAAGGTTTCCGCTAAACATATTAATAAACTGGTAAGAGATTTGTGATAGTTCACTCAGCTTACAATACATTTGATGGTCGCGTTCCAAATCACCATCTGCGGACTGCGGATAGACGCTAGCAAACATCGCCCGGCTCATACCGTTACCGTTTAATATCTTGTATAACGTAGAACGATCTGCTGCGGTAAGGGTGCTGAGCGCAACCGTCATTGTGCGGTGGCGAGATCCGCGGTCGGTTATAAGGTCGCCCGCATCGCTGCGATTGTTGGTGCTTTGGTCGACCACATTAGCAGAAGCACCGATGTCGACGTTGTATGTTGGTTCCCAATAGTCGCCAACGATAAGTCGGGATGCTTCGATATAACCGTCTGGGTTCGACGGATCGTTGATAGTTATTGTGATGGAAGTAGTTGAGCCACCAGCGAAGTACAGACGTGCAAAGTTGCCGCCACCATACGTGAATGTATTTGCGCCGTTTGCAGCAGTACCCCAATCAAAAGGCTTTGGATAGACAGCAGGGACACAAGCTTGTGCGGATACAGTGCTACCCGCACCAGACACAGACATGGTTGCGTTTGCAGTAAGATTAGTGAACGCAAGTCCTACAAACCGGATCAGCTGCGAAGTGGGCAGAATAAGCGTTATGGTCGCGGTCGTTGCTGATACTCGCCACACTAAGCTCTTAGCGTCCTTTCTCAAGTTAGCCAGCACGAGCGTACCCGCGCCCGTGGTACCAGACAGCGTGCCTGTGTCAGCAAGGTTGTTTGAGACTATGCGTAAGTTCGGCATGATGTGTCCTAGTGTGGTTATTACCAGACAATTGCGTCTAGTTGAGCTTTGGTCGTTGCTGCTTCTACTTCTATTCGTGCTGCAACCGATCGTGCAAACAATGCTTTGACGTGTGCTCCCATGGCCACACCGAGCCCGATAACACCTTGGGCGTCAAGCTGCATGGTGCTATTGTCGGCAAGAATCCAAGTCTCGCTGTAGGGTTCGCCGGTGCTTTGCGCAATCATTGCAAGCGTCACCGCGCCGGTAATCCGACGCACGCTAGTTTCATCTGAATCAAACACTGCGCCGTTATATGTGAACCCGCCGTACTCCGCAGCGTCCCGGACAGCTTTCAGCCGTTCCCATGTTTGCTCTTTATAGGAATTGTCCAGGATGGTAAGCTTCATATTGTGACCTCTATGATTTTGTTCTTGTATGGGAATGCGCGGATTTCGACTTTATAACTACCCGGTGCAAAGTCCAACTCGATTTCATCGTCCTCTGTTTCAAAGAACTGCCACTTGTTGCTGCCGTTGACGCTAACGAGTACGGTTGTCTTTAGTTGTACCCCTTCAATTGGACCGTCAGCAATAGCTGCGGGGATCGTTGGAGATGGTACGTTGCGAATAAAGCCACCGTCCAGTGCTGCGGGATTCTCGGGACGGTCAATCAAGACTTTGTTTACAATGTCGACATATTGCGTCAGCGGATCACCTGCGAACATTAAATGGTTTGTCGAATGATATTCCAACCAATCATCCAATGCAGGCGAAGGTACGTCAAAATTGCCGCGTATTTCGCCCGTATAGTAATGATAAATCAAGCAGTTATATTTAGACGGCCGCATGACTACAGACGGATCAAGTGGTATGTCGACCGGTCGTTGCGGTGCCACCCAATCATCTGGACGATTGTTGGGGTTTACGACGGGCATTTCTGGGAATGGAACTTCCGGTGTTTCGTCCATGCTGCACCTATTTCTTTAAGATAATCACTTGCGTCAGGCTTTCCTGATGGTACGTGGCGTAACCTTGTGACCGCATACGAATATAATACCGTCCAGGCGGCACGAAAGCCAGTTGCGTAAACGAGCCGCTACCTGAGTTATTCAAGACATGGTTATCGCCACCGTCACTGACGTACTGAACCAGCGTATTCCCAAAGTAGTCCGTTGTATTCGAATAAAATGAAACTAGAATTGCTGCAAACGTATCTCCCGGGACATCAAAGTAGTACGCCCAAAATTCATCTACGTTGATTGCACCAAAGCCTAAGATATTGGAAACAGATGAATTTGCAATCTTAATTGTATCGACTTGCAGGTTGCCGATCTTTGCGTTTAGAATACTAGCGTCAGCAATATACGCAGTACCCGAAATATTACCGCGTGAAGCGGAGATGTCGCCAGCAAAATAACCGTCGTAAGCGTACACGTTGCCGGAGAAAGAACCGTTACCGTTGATGCCGACTGAGCCGTTCACAATGCTAAAGTTCGGGCAGTAGATATTACCGCCCTCGGTTATCTGTACATATCTGCCGCTGCTAGGATTGCCCATCAAAAGGCCGGCAGGGCTCAGATGGAAGCCGCCAGCAGATCCACCATTTCCTTGATCTCCAGGCCATTGATAGTTTGTAGTGGTGTATCCAGGACCGCCGACAATTACATTACCCTTGATGAAACCAGAGGTCACAGTGCCAATGTTGGCAGAGATCGCACCAAGGCTACCAACCGAGATTTTATCTGCGGTTATTTGGTTCGCTGCAATCTTGGCAGTGGTAATCGTCCCATCGGCAATCATGGTACCGGTGATGGAACCAGGCTGTCCGACGTTGCTGCTTGGGATCACACCTACTGCAATGCGATCTGCTGTGATCGTACCCGCTGCGATCAGCGCTGACGTAATTTGGTTCGCGCCGATGTTAGCAGTGAGGATCGTACCATTGGCGATCATGGTACCAGTAATCGAACCCGGTTGACCTACAGTACTGGACGGAATAACACCAACCGCGATACGATCGGCGGTAATGGAGTTAGCTGCAATCTTAGCAGTAGTGATTGTGCCGTCAGCGATCATCGTCCCGGTAATGGTACCGGGTTGGCCAAGCGTGCTGTTGACCACACCAATCGCGAGCTTATCCGCGGTGATGGTATTCGCTGCGATCAGCGCAGCAGTAATCTGGTTCGCTGCGATTTTAGCGGTCGTGATGGTACCGTCCGCAATCATGGTTCCGGTAATCGAACCCGGAGCATTGCTAACACTGATTGCGCCAATAGCTAGCTTGTCAGCAGTAATGGAACCCGCAGCAATCTTATCCGCACCGACCGTACCGTTCACAAGCAAGTTGCCGTCAATGGACGCAGTCAGCAGGTTCCACGTATTGTTAGCGTAGAACCGAGTTTCCTGGAATGGTGGGTTCGTGGAATTATTGTACTCGGTTACGACGTCGTTTAGCACCGGGCCACCAACCGACGAGAACAACGAAGTTGCGGTCGCATTGCTCCAGGAGCTCGCACCAATAGGCGCACTAACCTTGACAGGTATGCGCAATCCGCCAGCCGTGTACTGTGTAGGATCAGCGGGACTTCCTGCTGCCGCTTTGAGCTTTGCTAGCGTGAGCGTTAGGTCGTAGTTGACGGTCTTATAGACTGCGCGGAATGTGATCGTCGCATTGTCCACGTTGCTAGGCATACCAGTGACAGCGTACTGACCGATATTGGATATGCTTACTAGCAGATTGTTTGTATTCGTTAAGACAGAGAATGTGCAAGCATTGGTGACTTCGAACGTGCCGTCCCACACCCGGAACGTGCCGCTGCCGCCCATGTAATTGAAGATGTTGCCAAAGGTGTCGGCAAGATAGGCATGGTACTCGTTCGTCAGGAGAGTGGTAACACCGGTTCCGCTGCTAAGCTTCACCAGTGTTACCTGATCCATATAGGTAACACCGGAGTCTGTAATCTGACCCTTGATAGTTACCTTGTTCCCCATTGAATTGAAGAACACCTGTACGCCAGTGCCCGACGCGTTGAGCGTAGCAGACCCGCTGACCACACTATACGACGGCGTGCCTGTCAGATTGCGCAGCGTTGGCGACACAATAATCACTGGCGGTTCGGTTGAGCCGTTTGCCGTCGTGAATGTTTGCGTAGTTGCGACCAAGTCCAGTTTCTTAGCCGCAGCAATGTTGACGCCGGTTGTAGACGCTTGCAGCGAACCAATCCCGGAAGCGGGCTGAACAGTGGAAACACCGAACCGGCTTAAGAAGGACTCAAGCCAGACGTCGCGGTCATTAATAATTGCGCTCATTGATCGCCCGATTAAGTGTGGTTATATGAGGACTTGGACTACAACGCGGCCGGTTAACCAGTCCGGGTCTAATCCTACCACAACTCCCGCTTTTCCGGTATCCAAACCGAACCGACCGTGTGTGAGTGTTACCGCCTGGCCCAGATACAGGTTTTGGCAGATCGGCAAACCGGTGAACTCATACACAGTTCTTGCAGCGCCCATTATGAACAACAGACGGTTGGCTTCGACCTCAGCTTCAGATGAACGCAGGAACATTGTGTCGCGTTGGGTAGGCTCAACGTCCAGATTGTATGTAGCTGCAACCGTGGAATTCACAACCGTCTTGGTGTCCCACTCGGTCGCATAGCGAGCTTTGTGTTCTTCCAGAATGCCGGTTTGCAGGTTAGCTTGAACAGTCCAGTTCTTGCAGTAACCAAGCTTCACCGCAGCTTGGATGTCAGGCCTAGCTGCAACGTGCAGCGTATGCGTCAACATGTCTGCTGGCCCAATTGCTTGCGGCGTACCCAGACCCGGAATTTGCAGCTTCACCAGTTGCAGCAGTCCAAGGCGGTTGAACATCAACTGAGCGCCAACCGTCGCTGCAAGCTGCTGGCAAGCGTCGATTACGTTGATGGTGTTTGTGGCGCAGAAGCCGACAGGTTGCGGGTTTGCTGCGTCGAACGCATCGAAGTTAGCGGTGTCGATGTCTGCAAGGGTCAAGCGCGTGCTAGCTTTACCAAAGCTCGTGACGATTGTTTTAATGATGCTAGCAACGGTCACTGGCCACACACCATTGGGCATATCGCCTTGCACGCTGCAAGTGATCGCACCCGCTGGCGAACCCGACAACTGGAACATGCCGATAAATGGATCAGAGGTCACAACCACTGGTGCACCATTGTCGCGAACTTCGATTACATAGTTTGCACGACGTTGATGGAACTGGTAGGTGTGCAATGCTGCGTCGACCAGAACCGGCGTCATGTTGTGTACTTCGCCGAACACCAATGGTATCAGTGAGTCTTTAAACTGCGACGTACCGCCTACCTTGACATCGGTCAGCGGCGTGTTCAGTTGCTGCATTTTGTCACGCAGCTTCAGATTCAGCGTAGTGCGCGAACTGCTGTCGATATTCTCGACCAAGCCCGTAAAGATCAGCTGGAACTGCGAACGCGACCAACGCACGTCACCGGAGTAAATCTTAATTGCTTTGTTTGCCCACACATACGACAGGTATGGGTCGAGCTCAGCGGAGCTATTGTCGAGCTCGATGTCACCGTAAGACAGTTGTGCGGAGTCAACTGCCAACTTCTCCGAGAAGCTAACGCCATTGGACACCACTGGCAGATAGTGGACGTTAGCAGGGCTGTCGGTTGGGCTCGTGACGTAACCAGTGCTGGACAGGAAGATCGTTTGCGGATTGCCACCGCTATCCAGTACCGAGACTTCGACCAGCAAGCAGCGTGCAGCGTTGTCTGACGTCAACCAGTCTTGATAGCTTTGCGCGAACACAAAACCTGTAGGCACAGGGTTCGTGCTTGGTGTAGCCATGACAAAAGCGGAGATACCCTTAGGAATATCCGACGGTACATAGACGTAGGCAACGTTATTGGTGATGCTCAAACCCGAAAAGGTCGACAGGTACCGATTGCCCGACGCAGCAAAGCCTGCGGGCGCTGTAGGCCTGGTGTAGCCGAGCGACAGAGTTGTACCGTACACAACAGGCGAGTTTAGAACCAAGTTGAGCTTGTTGGCGTTGGTCTGGTCGAACTCGTATGCGGTAACGCTATGGCCAGTCACGGCCCATTGACCATAAGCAGGGTCAGCGTGCGAACGGTCCAGGAAGTCGCTTAGCACCACGGACACAGAACCAGGCGACGAGTTGTTCACCGTTGCGCTGAGAATGGTAATTGGTGTGCCTTCGGACGTACCGCTACCGGACGGAATGCTATTCGTCACTGCAAGGTTGCTGAACGACGCCAGATAACTGTTACCCGCAGCCGCAAAGCCGACCGGAGCACTCGGACGCGTATATCCCAAGGTGACTACATCACCATAGGCGAATGCAGCGCCGCTAACCGTCAGTTGGACTGTGTTACCGCTAGTACCATTTGGATAGCTGTAACCGGTGACGGTGCGACCTGTTAGAATCCACTGACCGAAAGGCGGAGCAGCATGCGACGTATCAATATTACCGCTGAGCACGACCACAATTGCGTTCGTGTTAGCGTTGGTGATGGTTGCGCTTACGACGCTGATTGCTGCACCTTCACCAACTGCCGGCGCTGCGATAGCGTTTGTAACCGAGAAGTTCGTCGTGTTAACCAGATAGCTGTTACCGGTCGTTGCGAAACCCGCTGGAGCGGTTGGTCGCGTGTAGCTGAGCTTGACCACATCACCGTATGCAAACTCCGAGTTCATAATCAGCGTTACGATGAAGCTGTTTGCGCCGTTCGGGTAGGTGTAGGACGTCACTGTGTGGTTAGTGATTGACCACTGGCTGAAAGCTGGCGCAGCGTGCGTCGTGTCCAGACTAGCACCAAGTTGCAAGACGATCGTGTTACGTGCGTTATCAGGGATGACCGCGCTCGAGATGCTGAAGCCCGGGCCTTCCGTAGTTGCGACGTTGACCAGTTGTGCCGGGTTGTTGCTAAGGCTGGTGATCTCTGCGGACGTGAGTGTGTCTGCAAAGATTGCAAGGTTTTGGATTGCTGCACCACCAGTCAGCAAGAAGGACATCAAACCGTTGATGAACTTGTAGCCAGCGGAACCATAGCCGCCGTTGACGGTATTAGCTACGCCGTCTGTGTACCACGTTCCATGAGGCACGCCTTCCAAGGTGTTGATAAGAGTGACAATATGGTAATGCCAGCCGGTATCGTCCAGATTGCGGTAGTCGTAGTTGAAATGGGTTGCAGACCAACCGCTACCATGATTCGTAACAAAGAAGTTCGTGTTGTTAATCTCTGTATCACGACCGCGAACCAAGAAGCCATGCTCCGTCGTATAGTTTGCATTGTACGGATCACCAACGTGCTGGATAAGGCTAGCATTGGTGATGTTCTTTGCGCGGAAGGCGAGCGTGATGGTATTGTGACCGCTAAGGTCGACGTTCACGGTCGCAGCAGGGCCAGCGCCATTGAGCTGGAGCGCTTTACCGTAAGTCGAGTCCGTAATAAACAGACCGTTACTGTTCACGTTAAGCGAGTTACCGCTAATGATCTCACCGTCGACACCATTGAACGGGAAGTACTTAAGCACCTTCGCACCGAGCGCGTTGCTCGTATTGATTGTGACAGTGCCGCTACCGCCCGTTCCGCCACCGGTGCCGCCACCCGGATTAGTAACATTGACCTTGTAATACTGTGACGGGTTTGTGTTGAGCGATGTACGTTCAGCTGATGATAGGATACCGTCAAAGAACGTTAGGTTTTGTATTTGACCGCCGCTGGTTTTCATGATTTCCAGCAGACCGGATTTAAACGATGTGCCGCTAGTACCAAAGCTATTCCATTCGGTCAGCTCGGTACCGTTGACCATCCAAGTCGCAAACGGTTCAGGTTTATTGGTGTTATCGAGGGTAATGATGTGGTAGTTCCATGCAGCACTGTCTACGCCAGGATGTGGGAAGCCGGTTCCCGCGTATCCGTTACGTCCATGGTTGACACCAGCAATGTATTCGCCTCCGAAGTTACCGGAAACCATAATTGCGCCACCGTTTTCGTTGAGCTGCCAGTTTCCGCCATGCTGGAAGATGTCTTTCTCACCTATGTTTTTAGCACGGAATGAGAACGAGATCTGGTTCTTAGTGCTAAGGTCAAGATTGATAGTAGCGCCAACTTGGTCTGTGGAACCTTGGAGCACCTTGCCGTATGTTGCGTCCGTGACGTAAGTACCAGCAACCAGTGTCAGAGGCAGACCTGAAACAATCTCACCGTCTGAACCATTCAGAGGGTAGAAGGCAATAACCTTCGCGCCTAGCGCATTGGTGCGGTCGACGGTGACAGTGCCCGTAGTGCTGCCTGGAGGATTTGTTCCGCCACCGGATGCGGCTGCTGCACCAATAGCAATCCAGTCAACAAAGAATTCGTCGTCCAGTGACACGCCAAGGTCAAGACGAATCTGGCTAATGGTGCCGCCCGTCCAGTTGGTCATGGTCGACATGTCCCAATCCAACGTCGTGTAACCCGACGAATTGATGGTATTGTTGACCTGCTTATACTTGACGTCGTCCCAATTGCTGTCGGTAGTAGTGATCCAGCGCAAACCGCCTTCCCATGTGCTACCGTTGACGCGTTTGACGCTAACTTGCACTTTAGGATTGGCGGCACCATTCACGCCCAAGCTACCTGGCGACTTGATAACGTTATCTGCGTAGTTCGGGAAGACCCGCAGCGTACCCATCTGCACGTCGAACACGTTAGGGCCGCCGGACGGAGAGCCGTAACCCTCCATGACCCAACCTTGCGTATCGGTGTCAAATGACCACAATTTAGCAGCCGTAAAGTTGACCGGTGCTCCGGACGCTTGCGTCGTGTTTGTTGGAGCGCCCGTGGTGCCGCCACCCGTATCAGGAGGTGTGGTTCCACCGCCGCCGGTTCCACCCGTACCGCCACTGCTACCAGATGGGACAACTTCGTCAGCTTGAGCGCCAGCAGTGCCGCTGTTCACAGTCACCGCAGACGAACCGGTTACAGACCATTCGTATTGCAGCGGATAAGCCACTGCGCCATTCTGACCGCCTGACAGTGCTTGAGCATCTGTGTTGCGGAATGGGGTTATCATCGGCAGTTGGCCGGTACCGTTACCCGTAGCAGACAGCGTGCTTTGGAAGTCGCCAACACCGCCCTTGTTTGTGTCGGTACGAGTAGCCCAGGACGTGCGGTGAGCGTACATCGGACGACCTTGACCGCCATTAGTACCAATCGAACCTTGCGTGACCTTCGGCGAGAACGGCACACCGCTATCACGACCCGGCAGGTTAATTTGGTCGATGGTGAGGATTTGTGCGCTTGGTTCTTTCCAGCTTTCGTCGACGAAGCCCGCGTACACGTTGTTCCGGATGGATACAGGCACGCGGTCATGTGGCCATGTATCACTGGTGGGATGGTCTTGGCCATTGGAGAAGCCCAAGGGAACCGGAGGGACAGCGCTACCGCTACTGCCTTCAACCCGCACCTTGTTCGACATGGCCACAAACGTATTGTTCTCGATGGTAATTTTACCGTCGACGCCAGCTTCGCCACCGCTCCAACCGATGTTTGATTCAGCACCCCAATTCAGGCAGAATATACCAACGTCGCGACCGGTGTAGTTCTTGACAACCACATTATTGATGAACGTCAGCGTACCGCCGTTCGGCATATCCAGGTTTGAAACTTCTGCGGAGTCGTTAACAGAAGGTGCTGCACCCGACTGAGGCATGCGCCAGAAGTCTGGGGTCAGCGAGTCGCCAAACGCTTTGGAGTTGACGCCCATGAAATAGCAGCCTTCAACCGTCAGTTGCGGGTTACGAACCTTCAGCAAGTGACCGTACCAGCCGTGATGGAAGTAACAACCTTTGAAGTTAATTTGCGGGTACACGCCTTGAGCGTTAGGCTCGTGACGCGTGATATAGTAGCCATGCGCAAGTGCTTCGTTGATGTCCGGAGGGGTTGTCGCACCGCCGCCAAGGTATGCAGTTTCCACGTTCTCAAACGTCAGACCGCAACGGGTACCATGCGCAGACAGGATGCCGTTATGACCGCTAATGATAGCACCCATAACACGCATGTTCTTGAACGTAACCATGCCTTCAACGCCGTTGTTGATGTACAGCAACGACTTACCCGTCCAACCATCGACGTCGATAATGTCAATGTTATCCCACACACAACCGTCGCCGGTGTAGCCTACATAGACGACACCCGTACCGTAGATCGCGCCGTTACCTTTGGCGTAACCGTATTGACCTTCCGTCCCGTCAAGGTACTTCCACCAGATAACAGGACGCTCGCCGTTAATGGTTAGACCGCGAACTGTAACACCGGTCAGCGGGCTTGACGAATTACCGCCAGCGCCACCGCTAGGCATGCCGAACCAGACGGCTTTGTAATAGCGTGCAGGGTAGACCAGAATTTCGTCACCTGGCAAGAGTGGGAACTGCGTGCCGCCGTAACGTTGGTCGGGCCCGAGCAGATCGCCAAGTTCACCGTAGGTTGCAAGGACTTGACCGTTGCGGCGATGTTCGACTTTGCGGTCGCCGAGGTTTGTGCTGCTGCTCCATGCCGGCTGCCACCGGTTCGGTTGCAGGATGGTAGGCGGAGGAGTTGGGTTTGCACCGAGCGCAACGTAGTTCGTGATTGCACTGACGCCGACGGTCGCTTTAGGGCCAAGGCCACCAGTGTTCGACAGCCGCATAACGGGGACGCGGTAAATCTCACGCGGCATACCGGACAGCGTAACTGAGAACGTCTTGTTACCGGAGTTGATCGAGATGCTGCTGGTTTGTTGACGCGGTACGCCCGCAGTCCGGTACAGAGGATCGACAACGAGCAATCCGCCCGTGGCGTTGTTGGTATAGGTGCCGCTGAGTGTCAGCGTACCGTTCGAAAATGTTTGACTGGTGATGGTTGGGATCGCAGCAGCTTCTGCCGGATTGTACATCACTGCGCCTGGATCAGGGAAGTTGCCGCGATTGTTACCGCGACCGTCCAGCGTGGATATCATCTCGCTAGTACCCAGGCCACGGACGCTGGAGCCTGCGCGGAAGTCGTTGCTCGTATCAACAACAATGTTGGATACGACTGTGCAGTTGTTCGCGCTACCGTAGTTCGAGTAATTGTTGACGCACCAGAACGAACCGTCGTAAGGGTTTGCAAAACCGACATACAGGTTGTCGATCAAGACAGAGTACTGACCGCCCCATCCGCCCGAGTGCGCTTTCTCTGCGGTAGCGCCTGGCAGGAGTACGAACGTGCTGAAGAATGCGGTCAAGCTCCAGGAGCCGTCGATCAGCGGGCCACCGCTTGTCGAGCTACGCACAAACAATGAGGAGTAGACTTCAAGAGACTGGTATGCTTGGATACCGATAGCGCCGTATGCTTCACAGCGTACCTTACATTCGTTGATGCGTGGTAATACGCCATTGCCACCGCTCTGCGCAAGAAAGCCGTGATATGCATTGGAGGTAATACGGAGGTTGTGAAACCACACACCAGAATGAGCGATAATCGCGCTGTCGTTGTTAAGCGTCAGTTCGATACCCTGATTGCCGTAGTTGTATGCGCCGGTGTTCGCAAGGTCTGCGTGACCCATGCCGGGTGCAGCTTCGACAATGACTTTATAGTCATCGCTACTGGTTCCAGCACCTACGCTGATACCACTTGGAACAAAACTGTTGGTGAGTTGAATGCGAAAGTTAGCCGCTTGGCCGACGCAATCAAATCCATTCGCGGTGTTGCATGCTGCCTGGAATGATGCGTTGTCTGTTACTGTGCGGATTACGTCGGCCATTTGGTTTCCTATCTAAGTGTCGCGGCAGAGCGCTTTTGCCAGTTAGCTTTGTCTGCTGCATCACACGTTGCGGATGCGACCTTGTTAGCTGCCCGGTCGTTCGCATCGTAGTTGGTTGCAATAGACTCTTGATGTTGCTTAGCTTGATCTTCGCGCAACGCGGCTAGTTCTTCGCGGAGTGCTTTGATTTCCTGGGCAAGAGCGCCACTAGATGCAGTATTTTGTCCCGCACCTATACTACTGCGGTTCGCGGTAGAGGTCAACACCTTTTCATCGTCAGGAGCCCTGTAGACTTTGTCGAACGTGTACTTTTCGTTCTCCGCTGCTGTCAAGACTCGCTCACCGCGATGCAACTCAGCTTGATACCCGTCGTAAGGCACGAAGTTCAGACCGTTTGCGTGTTGGAAATACAGTTGATAGAACGGCGTTGGCCCTTGCGGAACCTGTGCGCCACCGTAGGCGTTTGTTGCGTTTGCTGCCGCTGCTTGAGCAGATGCTGCGGAGGCCGCTGCCGCCTGTGCTGCTTGAGCTGCTGCATCCAGAACCCGTTGCTGTTGTGCTGCGACGGCTGCTGCTTGGATTGCAGCTTGGTCGTTCGCACTTCCAACCGCGTTGATGATACCACCAAGCGATTGCTGCAAGTTCGCAGCCAGCTCCGCAGGCATACCGCGGAGCAGGTCTGGTACCGTCGACAGTACATTCAGTGACGTATTGATCATCTGCAGAGCGTTGAGCGATGCTTGCAGCTCGGTCACGGTTTGTTCGTAGTTGGTATCTGCGTGCTCCATGACCACACTTACGATATCGCGCAGCTTGCTCAGCTCGTCGATCTGGCCTTGGGCAATTGCATTGCCTTCAGCTTGCAACTGCTCAGCGCTTTCTGCGGTCGTAGCGTATTGATCAAGCGACGAGTAGACGCTAGCAAATATCTCCTTGTATGGGTCAGACGAAGCGTAGTAATCACGAGCCAGGGACAGGTAAGCTTGCGCCTTGTTTTGCAGATCACCCGCAGCCGTTGCGTCACCGCCTTGTGCTTTGCTCAGCGTCAGTTGGTACTGCGACTTAGCTTCGTTCAGCTTCTCGGTACTGGTACCCGGAGCAAGATCGCCAACCTTCAAGCTGTCCAGGTAGCTACGCAGCGACTTAGCCACATTCAGCAGGTCGGTCGCGTTAGCTTTCTCGGTCTGGTACTTCTTCAGTATCAGATTTTGCAGCTCGGTCGCCAGCGAGATTTGCTGCTCAGGGCTGATCTTGTCGCCTTGTGCAAGCATCGCCCACAGAGCTTCCTGACGTGCGCTAGTGTCAACCTTGCCGCCCATGTTCTCGGTAAGGCTGTCTTGCAGATCACTTGCGCTGTTACGAACCGCTAACCAACGCTGCGCCTTCTCGCTCAGGTCGTTAACCCGAGCAATTTGGTCGTCAATGATGGTGTTGGTCGTAGCGGAAGCATTCTTAGCGCTGTCCATCAGGTCAGCAAACGAACCCGACAGCACAATCATGCTACCGTACAGCGCTTGACCTGCTTCGGTCGTTTGGTCGATACCAACCAGCAGAGAACGAAACTCCTCTTTGGAGCGCGGCAGTTGCAGACCCAGGCGGTTAAATTCTTCCGTCAAGCGTTGCGTTTCGATGCGGGTCTTTTCGGTATCCGAGAAGTATTTGTCCAGGAAGTCCCTTGTACCGCTAGCAAGGTCTTCAACGCCACCCGCACCAGCGACAGTAGCTTGCGTCAGGTTGCCACCCGTCCGATTGTTGTTCGGATTGCTGTTTGTGGCCATCATAATACGACGGATTTCAACGAGCGACTTGTAGGTCGCAATCATTTCATCAGCAGTACCGTTCAGGGTGCTCATGATGTCACCGATGCCGCTGGTCGTGTAAGCAATGGTGTTGAACATCCCGCTCCAGGAGATGATAAACTGGCTGCTCGTCTCGCGTGCAACCAAAGACTGACGCACAATTTCCGCAGCAACGTCACCTTGCTTGTTGACGATGTCACCATAGTTGATTGCGCTGATGCCCAGCTTCTGGAGGGATACTTGCGCCTTCTCGGCACCGGTAGCCACACGAATCGCGGTCTGTGCGTAGCCTTCACCAACTTGCATGAACTTGTCCAGGCCGGGCAATACAGCTTGCGCGACTTGGTCGGACGCTTTGCTGACAACTGCGTTCAGCGCATCGACGAGCTCTTGACCTTTCAGGTCTTTAAAGCTAGTCGGGTCAACGCTGATTTGCGTAGTAGCCAAAGCTTCTTGCAGGCGCTGGCCACCCATACCGAGCGCTGCACCGGCAGCCGTCAGGGTCTTGTTCAGGTTGGTAAAGATGGTGCCAAACTGCTGCGCAATCTCAGAACCCGCGTTCTGCTCGACTGTGTTATAGCTATAGTCCTTAACCAGACCGAACCAGCTAGTCTTTTTCTGCTCAACGTTGACGTACTGCTGCACACCCGTACCGTTCATCAGGTCGTTAATCGAACCCTTAACTTCCAGACCGGTGTCAACGATGCTTTGCTCGGTCTTACCCCAAAGGCTTTGCAGCTTGTTGATGATGCCGCCCAGGAATGGGGTCATGTTAGCGAGCGTGCTTGCAACGCCGCCCAGACCAAGCGCATTTGCGATCGGGTCGCCTTTGTTAGTGGCCAGGATACCAGTTTGAACACCAAAGTTTTGACCCGACGTCATGCCGCTAGTGCGGAAGATGATGTTAGCAAGTCCACCGATGCCGCTTTCGATATTCTTCAGCGACTGCGCCATTTGCGAAGTGTAGCGCAGCGTGACGTCGGAATTGTCGCCAATAAGGTCGAGTGCTTTTTGGATCGAGTTGGACTTAGCGGTGCTGTCACCAAGTACAGTTCCGGTTCCTTGAGTTTCTTGCGCTTTCTTAGCAACGTCCTCACGCATTGCACCGGCCTGGCTAGCACTGATGGCCACACCAAGACCAGTCACAACCGCCGCCATTGCAGCCATGCGAGCGAAGGCAGTGTACGGATCGCCTGCGCCTTGACCCAACACAGCGTTGATCGCAAGCGGGACTTGCTTGGCAATGATGAGCGCCATTTCAGCAGCGTGGAACACTTGGGCAACCGCATGCAACGTCTTGTAACCGGTCGAGGACTGGTCAAAGTAGTTGGACGCAGCATCCGCCATACCGCCCCATTGATGCATCTGGTTAGCGGTAAGCTCGTTGGCCTTTTCCTGCTCAGCAGCAAGCAGACGTTGCTGCATGTTCTCGGTACCGAGTGCGGCAGCACGTTTCTTGTTGTACTCGTCGTTGATCTTGATGGTGTTAGCTTGACCGTCAGCGTACACTTTGAACATGTCGCCGATAGCACCGCCAACATCACCAAACGCATCCCGCAGCGACTTCTTGATGTCCTCGCCAGCCTTCTTCCACTTCCTAGCGGTTTCATCTGCAAGCTTGCCCACAACATCAGGGCTGTCGCTAGCAATGCCTGCGCCTGCTGCCTGGACGTTAGCAAGGTCTTTACGCAGTGCAATCTCAGACTGGATCTGTTGCAGCTTGGCGGTATAGAGTTCCCTTTCAGCTTCGTTCAGCGCAAGATTTTGGATAGCAAACGAGTAAGCGCTCGCTTGGTTCTCCAAGTCAGCGACCTCTGCATCTTGCTGCGCTTTCTTAGCCAGTTCGATTTGCTCTTTGGTCTTACCGATCTCTTCGTTGTGCAAACGCTCTTTATCGATTTGCTTTTGCAGGCTGTCTGTGACGGCTTTGCCTTCCTTGTTGATGGACTTCAGCAGCGCTTCTTTTTCCTTGTACTTAGCTAAGTCCTCGTCGCTATCGTTTTTGTCGATAGCTTCGTTGATCTTTTGTTTGGTCAGGTTGTATGCAGCGAGCAGCGCATGCTGGCGGCGTTCTTTCTCCGCAGCGTCTTTAGCATCCTTGGCGTTGTAATCGTCCAGGATTTTCTTCTGCTTGGCGTAGGTGTTGTCCAGCGCAACCAGTTCTTGTTCACGACCTGCGCGGATCTTAGCGTACCCTTCTTCGGTAGTAATTTCCTTCGTGCGCATGTCGCTCTTAATCAGAGCTTCTTCCGCTTTGGTCTGGTCTTCCAACAGCTTGAACTCAGCAGCAGCGTCCGCCATATTCATCAGCAGCGTTTGCTTACGACCGTCGCTAACCGCCTTTGCTTTCTTTTCGGAAGTTTGTTTGATCAGGTCGATTTGGTGCGCAACTGCTTCATCGGAGTATTGCGGATCAACTACGCCGTTGAGCTTCTCCAATTCTTTAGCCGCTTTAACGCGGGTCATGTACTGCTCGATCTTTTCTTCTGTGGCGGTTACGCCTTTGACCTTACGTTCCATTGCTACACGATCGCGCTCGTCGCTAATCTTGTAGAAGTTAACCTGTGATTGCAAACGGGTTTCTTGGCCGCGACGCTCAGCGTCTGCGACTTCTTTATTGTTCTGCTCAATGGCTGCGGTAAGCTCAGCAGACTTCTTAGCACGCTGCTCAGCGAAGTTCTTGCGCATTGCTTCGATCTGTGCTGCACCACCGGACTGACCGGGCAGCGCTGCGCGGCTGAGTGCTGCATTTTGGGAAGCGTCCATTGCAGCCAGCTCAGCGGAGAGCGAACCAACCTTCATTGCAGAGGTCTGGGTCTTACCCCATTCACCCATCGCGTGAATCGTTTGCTGTACAGCGTCTTTCAGTTCGAGCCAGCGCTTTGCGAAGTAACCGAGTTGCGCTTCACCTTCGCGAGCCATGCGGTTCGTTGCTTCGGTGAGCTGGTCTGTGGCCACACTAGATGCCTTCTGCATATCGCCCATGCGGGTATATGTGAGGATCTGGTTGATCATCGTGCTGTCGAGGTAGTGGAACTGCTCGTCCAGTTTAAGTACAGACTGGAGCAGTTTGTCCCGGATAGCAGTTGCAGAGTCACCTACCTTGACTTGCAAGCTTTCAAAGTTCTTAACGCTGTTACCGATGGAGTAACCGGTAGTACGTTCCAGGTTGACAATCGCTTCGCTAATCGTACCGATCTGCTCTGCGGTGAACTTGCCGCTTGCGGTCAGTGCGGTGATTGCTTCGGTAGCAATCGCAATATTTTGACCGCTGTTTGCGATTGCAGCAGCCATGCCTGTTATGCGACCTTCCGTGATGCCTGCGTAGTTGTTCGTCAGGATCATCGCGTTGTTCATCTCGTGCTGCGCTTCGATCGCTTTTGCAGTAGCGTAGACGAACCCGCCGAGGGCGACGACCGCGCTCAGTGCAGCAAGGCCCATTCCGCTAAACAGCAGTGCAGCCGCGTTCATTCGCTCGCCCAGCACCATCATGGAACCGGGGATACGCGACCAGTTACCTGTCACAAATTCGTGACCGATAACAATCAGTTCGCGTGCAAAGCTCTTGTTCGTCAGTTGCAGACCTTCTGTCGAGTGTGTTGCACCTTCCAGCGATGCTCTAACTGCATCCAGCTCACGACGATAGTTGCTAAGGTTCGGCAGATCCTTAATCATTGCGGGGCTAAAGTTATTAGCCATTGTCTCTGCTGAGATTGACCCCGCCGCATGCGCTGCTTGATACGCGGTAAGCTTCTCGAGCTCGCGGATCTTAGCAGACGTAGACATCTCGGCGTAGCGGATGTCATTGATAGCTTGGCGTTCGGCCAGCTTCATTTCATCCTCTGCCATCTTGGTGCGCATGTTGTGCATCTGCATATCGCGGTTTTCCACGATTGCCTGACGCTTAGCGGCCGCTTCTGCATCTGCTGCGATCTGCGCATTGCGCATGTTGTTGAGCTCGACGTCGCGTGCTTGCTCGATAGCAATCATGCGTGCAGATGCCGCTTCTTCAGCAGCAAGCGTCTTTTCCCACCATGAGATATAATCAGCGTAGTCTTTTGCACGCTGCTCGTGATGCCAGAGGTCGCGCGACTGCCCAATCTCCATCATCTTAGCTTGGTTGGCATCTTCCGTAGCCAGGGTCTTTTCCCACCAGCTAATATAATCAGCGTAATCTTTGGCGCGTTGGTTGTGTAACCACATATCCCGGTCTTCAACCATCCGCTGCTGAGCGACGTAGGCGCCTTGTTGCTCGCGCATGGTTTCGATGTCGCGGCGCTGTTGTGTGGTCAACTCGAACTGTGCGCGGGTAAGTGCTTCCAGTTTAGCAATCAATGGGTCAGCAGCTTCGCTAACGCCCAGGATCTCAGCGCGGTATGCTTTGACTTCCAGACGCGACATGCCGAACGTGGCAATCTCGTCTTGCAGTTGAGCAATCAGCTTTTCGCCCGCAGCGAGTGCTTGTTCAGCCGCTTTGTCAGCTTGCTTTTGCAGTTCCAAAGACGCTGCCTGCTGACGTTGCTGCTCGCGCTGAGCTTCGGTCAGTTGGGTTGTAGACTTCTTGGCTTTTTCTTGCTTCTCAGCTTGTTTATCCAAGCTAGCTGCTAGCTTGTCAACACTGTCAATAAGTTTGACGACAACGGTACCGAACGCATCCAGTTGTGCAGCCGCTTCTGGCGCATTCGTGGATACGTTTAGACCTAATTCGCTGTTGGTATCTGGTCCGTTGCCGCCTGGAGTGCTCATTATGTTTTCTCTTTCGGTTTCGAGTTATGCATCTGAAACGCTCTATCTACCGCAAGTAATGCCTTGCGCTCGATTGGTAGTAAGTCGTAACCCATACCATCCGACCAAGCTGTGATCTCTACATTGGTTATCGGTCCAGCCGACATACCATTAATACGGGTTGAATCTAACTCGTAAAACCATTCCCAAATGTGTTGAAGCTCATAAGGGCAATCCGCTTCTTCAGGTACGTCTGCAAATGTCTGATCCGTAATAAGAGAGGCGGCAAAGGCGTTCTGTTTGGCTTTGTCAACGTGTTCTTGCTTCGTTGCACCATCAGACTCCTTGCCGCCCCAATAAAAGCGATAGGTGGCAAACGCCACCAAGTCTCGGATCAGACCTTCATAAAATTTGCGTCGTTTTCCAGGGCGTTGCTAACTTTCTGAACCCATGTCGGGTACTTGTTCAGCAACTTTTCGACGTATGCTTTGTCGAAATTCATCGGCGAACCTTCCAGGTTAAAGCCGAACCAGCCGACGACGACTGCGGATGCCACAGTCCGTTCGTTGTTTTCAACAGTGCGGGCTACTGCATCCGCGCCGTCGTCGGTGCTGGCGTCGATCGCTTTGCTACGCTTGGAGGCGCGCTTGATGTTTTCGCGGCGAACTTGGTTGTTCGCTGCAACGTATTCGGGGCTGTTCTTGCCCACAATCTTGAAGCCGACGACAGCATTGCCGTCTGCATCTTCGACGAGGGCGACGTCGTGCGTAACTTGACCCATGTCGACGCTGTCCAGTGCGGAGAGTTCGAAAGCGCCGTTGATGATTGCTTGTGCTTGGTTCATTTTATATATTTCCATTTTGAGTTGAAAAAACCTCCCGGCTATCAACCGGGAGGAAAGCACAGACCGAGGAGTCAATTCGGCCTGTTCGGTTACGCATTAAACAAATGCGCTGTCCTGGATAAAGACCGTGGTTTGATACGAGCCGGTGTCGGTCGGCAGCGCTTCGAGTGCCGTGAACGGCATCGTCATAACCAGGCCTTTTTCGCCGTCGTCCTTCTGTGCGCCGCCCAGCTTAACGCGTGGGAAGCAAATCGAAACGAAAGGAGCGTTGGCGGCATTGGAGCCGGTGAATGCAGCGACGATCGAAACTTCGGTTTCGTTGATGAAGATGTCGCGCATGGTGGCGTCTTGGAACAGTACGGTAACTTGACCGTCTGCCTCGACGTTGCCTGGGAAGATGTCTGGCTCAACGTTCGAACCAACGACACCGCCGATTGTGGTATGACCGCCTTTGATGGAGAAGTTCATACCGGTGATCAGAGCGATCGGGGCACCAGCCAGCGTCAACACGCCGTTTGCAGCCGCGAGCACCGAACCCGACGTTGCGGCAACAGGCGAAGTGAAGTAACCCGTCGTGCCTGTGACCACATTCAGACCCTTGACCATGAAGTCAACACCCGCCATACCGGACGCAGGCAGCTTCACGTCCATCTGGGTGATCATGCAGTCCGTGAAACGCTCGGCCTGGACGATGTCCTGGAAGTTGTGTTCGATGGTGTAGTAGTCGCGGGTCTGACCGGTCTGCGGTACATAGGTGTGCTTGCCGACTTCTGTCATCGTGCCAGCGACTGCGGTGCCACCATCCAGACGAACCAGGATCGATTGTGCGGTCGTGCACTTTGCGATCAGGTAGTTGACGCCAGCGGCTGCGACGACGGTACCGACTTTTGCAGTCTGGCCGGTCTTATCACCAGTCACGGTGATAATGTTGCCCGTAACAGCGCCACCGGTCGAGTCGAAGGTCGTGGTGCCCGTAGCAGCGCGGCGCAACACAGACTCGATGAAGGACTGGTAGGTGCCCACGGACAGTTCGCCAGAGATCGTGCCTTCGACCGAACGCACGCCGTGACGCATATCGGCGATCTGTTGCGATGGGCGCAGTTCTTTCGAGCTGTAGGTGGCCTTTTTCAGGTCCAGGGTGGATTGGGTACGACGCAGGTTTTGGCCGCCGGATGCGCCAGCGACGACGCCCAGGCCAGCTTGCTTCTTGAACGTAAGAAGCTTATTTACGCCAGTTGCGATAGTCATGATTGTTCCTCAGTTAATTGTAAACGTCCGCCCAAAAGGGGATTCTGACAGGTACGACATAATGCTCCTCGAGTGGTACGCCGCCCATAATTTCTGCGGTTCCATCGATGTGCACCGTAATTCCGTTATTGCTGAAAGAGTGTCCCCTTGGGAAAGTTGACTTGATCAACTGAGCTCTTGTTAATACATCATGTGTTCCGAAGCCTAACGGGTAATACAAGGTGACTTGCATAAATCCAGATTCGCGGGCTAGATTGTCACCGTACGACGGGTTTTGCGGCTGTGACCAGATGAGATTAACACGCTGCATAGGAACCCCGGCAAACGGTTTAAAGTTTACCCCTTCCCATGCTATTAGCTTAGCGATTATAACCCCGCCTACCCCCGGTGCCGCGCTTGCTATTGGGGTTTTCGTTAGTATATGTTGCAGTTTAAACCGATTCGCAGCCGTCACAACAACATAATACTCACCATTCAGGTCGGGGACGGAACCTGTATGGCCTGATACTTCTACAACTAAACCGTTGACAAGTCCGTGTGGCTCCGCAGTTTGGAACTCACCATTGTTAGACGCTTCGATAGCCACACTAGGGATCAATCCCGGCATGTCGGCAATCGCTTGCTCTAATATCGACTTAATGGTAAGAATGGACATCACTCAGTTCCTTGGTTGCGCCACTTGCCTGTACTTCTAACGTCCATTGCCGCTTGTTGAACTATCTGACGCCATTCTCGCTTTACACGCCCAACCATCCCACCGGGTGGCACTTGCGTCGAATGTGTGCCTGTTTCAATACGGTACGAATACGGCGCAGTATTGACGAAATAGAACTTGTGGTTAATCGTCCAGCGTCCGAACTTGTAGCGCTCTTGCGTCTTGTAACCCATTGGGTCGACGCCTTTAATCTCACCAGCAGGCTTAGAGTCAATCCCAACTTGCCAGTTAGCGCGGAGGTGTCCGGGCGAATAGCCTTTCGGCCAGTACGGCGGGTGCCAAAGTGTCGGATCACCAACCGCAGAATACTTAATCAACCGCCAACCCACTTCTTCCAACGCAGCTTTGTGAACAGCCTGAATGAAGCCCTTGCTGCCTTTGATGTAATTCATTACATCATCTCGGACTTTAAATCCAGTATGCCGAGAGCTTGCCATTATGCACGCATCACAAGCTGATAGAACACAACTTTGCCGCCCGGGCCACACATCTGCACGTCTTGGAGGGTGTATTCGATACCTTCCATGATAATGCGATCTTGCAACTGCGGAGCAGGGCCGTTTGCATCCATGTAGCCCCACTTCTCATTGCGTTCACGCAAAGTTTCTTTTTCGAAGTTGCTGCCGAACCGCTGCGCAATCTGCGAGCCTGGTTGATCCAGCTTAAGCATATAACGTGTCGAATCCTCGGTCTGCACTGTGGCACCGAGGGTAGAGGGATCATAGTTTCCTACGGACTGCCGGCGCAACGTCACAGGCATGCCGTATTGCTTGATCATGCGCAGGGTCGTTGCAGCGGCTCTATCGTAGAAGTCCATGTGAATCTCTGTTTAGACGAACTACGCGGATAGTAACACAGTCCTTTACCACATGCAACGACTAAAATACAACTCTTAAACGCGGGTCAGCTTGACGCTACTATTGCCTCCGGTGGTCAAGAAAGGTCGCAACATATCGTCAATCATTGGATAGGACACTTGCTGCGATGTGTACTCGCTATATTGAACAGTGATGGGGCCAACAGTCTCACGGATTGGTTGCCTGGTTTCATCAATGATCAACGGGCCTTGGGCAGCGCGGAATGCTAGCTCAGCGCAAGCGTTCTTTACTTCTTTCGGAATGACGTTATCCGGCAATATCTGTGGAGGCAAGTAAGGCCGACGATATGCAGTCACATACGGATAAGGGCCACTAGCCAATATCCCGTCAGTAACCTTGACACCCATACGCGGCCAATCCAAACCCTGTTCATAAGTTGCAACGTGACCTTTCCACTTGCCTCGGTAACGGGCTCGCATGAAATCTGTTGCGCGAACAAGCGCTTCTTCCATCTCCTGCAAAGACATATCACCCCAAACGGTGTTACCCCGCTTAACATGATATGCGGTGCATTCGTCAACAGAGATATAAGATTCGGCATCCGGTAATTTGGATCCATCTTCAACGATGAGTGTCATGGGTAGCTCCTATTTTTACCGTACAGTGGATAATTTCTTGCCTTAGAGCTTGACGGGTACACAATGGACTGGCCGTTAAGCGGATAGCTGGTTGCTTTAGATGCTGACGGGAATGCACTTGACTTACCTGCGAGCGGATATTGCTTGTGTTCCGTTAGGAAGTAAACATACACGCTTTCACGCAACGATGCAAGTTCTGTCTGTGACACAACATAGATCATCTGCACACTTGCATCGCTATCGCTGTCTACAACTTCCGTGACATTTACACCATAATCCAAACGGGTTACAGACTGCTCGCTAGGCACCAGTGTTTCTGTGATAGCAGCACCCGCGTCATTTATCTTCTGACCATCAACACTGTCACCAGCAGTTGCAGGGTTCAAGACTATCGCGTTGGTGTTGTATCCACCAATTGCTGCATCTGCGAGCGTTGCAGCTTCCGCCTGCGCCACAAGGTACTGCGCAGACACAACCAATGTATCGGAGCTAATTGCAGCTTCTGCGACGCTGACACCTAGCGCGGCCGTATTGCTGACCGACTCCAGGGCGTTTGCGGATTCCGTCACGTTGCGCGTGCTGGATAATGTAGGCGCACTAGCGTCCGTTGGCGCAGCAGCTTCCGACGTATTCCCGTTGACCACACTGCCTTGCGCAACTTGTTCCGCGGCGCTTGCCGGCTCCGTGGTGTTGGCTGGCATGACTGCGGTAGCAGCAACAGACTCCGCGGGATTACCGGATTCGGTCACTGCGCTGTTGACAGTTGCAGCAGCCGTTGGCGCTTCAGCAGCGTTCAAGACCTCAACAACTGTGACCGTACCCGCAGCAAGAAGAACCTGAGTGTGGTCAGCAGCAAGAGCTTCGGTTGTGCTCGCGGTAGTAGCTTGCGTAAGGCTGGAACTTTCGCTCGCGGTTGCGGGTTCCGTTTCCGTAGCAACCATAATAGCGGATACGGATTCGCTATCAGACGGCGTTACAGCCTCGCTAGCTGCCGCGTTGGTAGTTCTAAGTCCAACAGGCGCATCCGCAGCGCCACCAGCTTCAGTGATAGCAGCAGTACCCGCGACATTAACGCTCGTAGCTTCTACCAGTGCGACCGTTTCTGTGATGGTTACAGTGCCAGCAGCCAGCAGCGTGACTGACTCGCTTGCAGACAAAGGTTCGCTAACAGCGACCAAGTTGATAGCGGTTACGGTCAGCGCATCGCTTGCAGCACCGGACTCCGTGTTTGCAGCCACCACCACAGCACTCACAGACTCGGTGTCGCTTGCAGTCAACGGTTCCGAGATTGCGCTGTTGGTCGTTTTTGCTGCAACGGTTGTGTCAGCAGCAGAACCCGACTCCGAGTTGCTTGCAGACGTAGCAGTTCCAGCAGTGTTGCTGTCAGAGGCGGTAGCAGCTTCCGACGTTGATGCAGGACGCACGCCGCTTACCGTTTGCGAATCAACGGACGTAGCGGATTCCGTCGTTGCAGATACGAACGACGCGGTTACGCTTGGTGCATCCACCAGTGAACCCGACTCGCTAACTGAGGCTGCGTCGATAGCAGCTACGCTGGAGCTATCCGCAGGCGTTGCGGACTCGCTAGCAGCAACCGCCACAGCGTTCGCACCCGTTGCAGACTGGTCGTTTGCGCTACCAGCTTCGCTGACGCTTGCAAGGTTCTGCATCTGCACAGTGCTTGCATCGCTACCGGTAAGGGGTTCGCTGACCACACTAACCGCAACCAACGTCACAGTTTCAGCGTCAGCGAGCGTACCCGCTTCGGAGATTGCAGCACCCTTGACAGCAGTGCTATTTTCGGAGTCAGACAGAGCGCCAGCTTCGCTGATAGCTGCGCTAGCTGCAACCGTATTGCTTTCAGAGTCCGTTAGCGTAGCAGTCTCTGTGATAGCAGCACCTTTAGACGCCGCAGCAGTTTCCGATTCGCTAGCAGTTGCAGACTCGTTAGTGACCACCAGCAAGACACTAGACGCAGTTGCGGCGTCAACCAAGCTACCCGCTTCAGCGCCTGTGACCGGCAATTGTGCGGATACGACTGCGTCATCATAAGCGCCAGCGTTCTCAGACACACCTACTGCGTAGATTGTGCCTGTAATTGTCTCTTCGGCAAATGGCGTTACCAGAAAGTCATTACTAAAGTTACCATTAACGAGATATGCAGGCTCTTGCGGAGTTAATATCTCATACGTGTCGGTGTAATATTGCTGATGATAATGGATACCGTCATAAGTTATAAAGAACTTCAGACTTGCAAGCTGCGCTTGACCAGTCGCGGCTTGATTTACGGTTACGGCTTGGACGTTAAACGAGATAGGCCTATACAGAAGCCCGCCAACCGTATCGACTTGAATTGTTGCATTCCCCTCTGGGTCGGGCATTATTGCCGCAAAGAAGGATGTATTGTGAACTATGTCATAGCCAAGATTGATGTTGGTTAAAGGCATTACCCCAGACGTATAACCGTAATCATGGTCGGGCGCAATAGAGCCTTTGATTAACGAGTATGTAACCTGATTCGTTGTTGATCCGCCAGAGGTTCTGTTTGAAAAAACAGGCTCATTTACTCGGTCTGTGCCGTACAGCCAAAATATCTGCAGACTTGCAGCACCATTGGACGGAACTTCTAAACCAGAAAATTCTAACCGCAGAGACTTACCCCTGACAGCAGGCTTAGGTATGTCCGTGATTTGTGGTAAATCAATATGGGTCAAGCCGTTAGCAAAATTGTCCGGAGTATAGGCGTTGATCTCAAGGAAGTCGCTGCCCTCAAGGGGATAACCATAAATGTAAAAGTTAGGGATACGAGAGTCACCAGGCGCAGGCGACCAATCGATCTCCAATGCGACAGCGTCGACATAGCCGTCCTCAGTCAGGTATGGTGAATTCTCAAAACTCCAACCTATATAGTCACTAGCGCCTGCGTTGCCATATGAAGATAAGTCAGCATACGTGCTCGGATTTTCATCAACGAGATATATGTTGTTACCATCCGTATATGTGCTTTTTTCTCCGCCATTGGCAAGATTGCTATTCCAAGTTGCGCCGATGAGTAGATTGTTACCCTGTGCGTCCAACAGACGAATAGCGTTAATACGACCCGGATAGATACCGAGATCATGGGTATCCCAATCAATCTCTAAATAACAGAGCTGTGCAGTAACAGGCACGCCCAGAACTACCGTGTTAGTCGACGAGTCGGAAGCAGTTGCAGATTCAGCTATGCTAACTGCACGTACGACAAGCGCGTCAGAACCTTCCGCAGCAGTTACGGCTTCAGCGCTGTTGACCACACTAACGTTCGTCGTTGCAACAGCGTCTGCGGCAGTTGCGGGCTCAGAGATTGCGGTCGGACTTACAGTGGTGCGCGTCGAGCTTTCAGCAGCAGTTGCAGATTCGGAGATGCTAGCGGGTGCAGTTTTGATAACAACAGAGCTATCCGCAGCAGTCGCAGCTTCGGAGATTGTGACAGGTGCGACCGTCGATGCTGTAGCGGTGTTGGCCGCAGTTCCAGCTTCGGAGATGCTAGCCGGGGCGGTCTTAATAGCACTGAGACTGTCGGCAGCAACCGCAGCTTCTGAAAGAGTTACTGGCAACGATCCGTTACTTACATTGGTGTCCGATGCGGTTACAGCTTCAGTGATACTAACGGGGTACGTGGTTCCAGCCGCAGCAGTGGTCGCTGGACGCAAAGCCAGCAGCACAATGCCAGACTGACCAGTATAACCCGTCGATGTTGACGTGACGGATATGGCCCCCTTGGTCGTCTGGGTAGCGGTGAATACGCTGACGTTTGCGTATGCGCCATTGTTGATGTGACGAACTTTAGTCCAAGTCAGCGCAGGAGAACTAGCGACCGTAGTTGAAGTAACACTTACCGGGTTTGCTACGTCCTCGTCTACAATAGCGACCAGCAGACAGCCATTCGTGACGGTGGTTAGGGACGCTGTTGCGGTAAAATCTGGTCCACCAGAACCAAGCACGCCCTGGGCCGCAACGTCCAACGACGTTACGTTGTCAACATTTGAGAACGCTAATACGCCACCGATAATTGCATCAGGGGATGTGAGTGTTAACGTACCTTCACTACCAGATGCATCCTGCTTGATGCCTACGTTCAGTACGCTGGCATCATATGTCGGATGAAGCTGTTGTAGTGCGGTAAATCCTGACGGAAATGTAAAGTTCGTGTTGTTATTATCGCTAGCTGCGTAAGCAATCAGGACGTCGTGTGCAGTGGTCGACGTGACCACACTAAGGTTCGTCGATTCAGTAGCGTTGAACCAGTCCGTGCGAAGTGTAGGCGGCGTCGATGCGACGGGTGCCGTGTAGGTATAGCTTGGCGGCAGATAATTCTTGCCTGAGGTTGTTTCTACATACTCACCAGAGACAGTTGAATCATACAGCGTGTACCAAGTCTGACCATCTGGTGATATTTCCGTCTTTGTGTTGTGGAAGGTGGCCGTCGGGTAGTGACCGATGCGCACCTTTGAGACTTGGACGATTGACCCTAGATCAAGAGTAGCGGTATGAACGCCGGCGCCGGAGATAATCACTCCGTTCGTGTTCATCAACCCGTCATATAGATAGGGTATATTTGCAACAGAACTTGTATCAACAGCTTGGCTGAACGTGTACTGACTCGCCGAATTCGCAAGGGCTACGCCGTTAACGTCGAACGCTTGTATTTCAGACCAGAACACACCAGGATCAACATCCGAGCCGTTAGCGCTATCCCGCACGTATCGAACCGGTGAAGTCCTGACTTGCAGCCTTGAACGGTTACTGTAGGGCGCGTTAGATTCGAAGGCAGAGAACGGATTTGTCAGCAACGCTCTACATTCGGCGTCAGTTAAGATCCCATCCCATTCTACATAGAGTGCGCACTGTCCCGCACCCGTACCGCCACCAGATATCACCGGACCGGTGCCAGTTGTAGCATTACCCGTACTACCCGCGACCGTTTGAGTAGTGCCCGGGAAATAGAATTTTGTGCCGCCAGTAGTTCCGGGAGTGTACTGACAAATAATAGCAGTGAACGACCCTAAAGGGATTGCCGTGACTGTGCTCCCTTTACTACCAACACCTGAGATTGTTAAGGTCTGAAGTCCAGTAGAGCTCAATTGCCAAATTAAGGGCGACCCTGTAGTACTTGAAGTTCTAATGTTGAAAGTGCTGGTTGACGGTGGCTTGACAATCGCCAACATTGTAATTGGAGAATCGTACCTCAAAGCAGATGCAGTTAGGGGAATCGACCCACTGCCGCCAGCGCCTGGCAACCATGATTGTAAGCCGACGCCGTTGTACAGTGCGGGCACAAGAGATACACTGCCGCCGGGTAATGCATGGAAATTATTACCAGACAGATCGCGAGGAATCATCCGATTTGCAGCCGCTGCAAATCGCATCGGTGCAGTAAATCGGGCAGGCTTAGATGTTTCTTGGGGCAGAGAGGTAGCAACTCTCCTCGGCAATGCAGCCTTGGTCATAATAAGCCCGCAATTGAGTTTTTAGACAGCAACGCTGTATGAGCGAGGGGTAGCCTTCAAGGTCCAACCCGCAGCTAACGTTTGACCAGATCCGTTGTTATGGACGTAGTAGTCAGCTAAACGAGGCAAATCTCGCGCCGTGAGCAATAGGGTCTGTGCGGTAGTGACGTTGTTCAATACGAAGCTACCGATAAACAACGTCGGCCGAGTAGTTTCAGGCACATCTGTATCGAGCGTACCGTCAATGTCCAATGGACGAGCATAAAGGCCCAGGACGGTATTCTCTGTTGGCGCGGTCGCAAACGATCCTGTCAGCACGAAGTCTGCATCCGGATATCCGCCGCCATCTGCTATAACACCATAGTTAGCAGTAGCAGCTTGTCCAATGGCGTTATTGGCGATAGCTGCGCCACTGGACGCGAGCGTTTTAACCGTTGAGCCAAAGACTACGATAGTTTCGCCGCTCATAATGTCATCTGCCTTTCAGCAATATTAAGTGCGTCGGATACCGCACCATACGGTATTGGGTCGGGAGATTCAGCGGTCTTCATGAGTATGTCGAGCGCAGGGCCTACCGCTGGAAATTCGTTTTTCAACTCGATCAACTGTTCACGAGTGCCCGGTAAACCGATATCAAAGGTACCAGCTCGGATTAATTCAAACGACCAATAAACATTGCGGTCCGTTTGACCCAATTCAACCAACTGATCTAAGAATATTCCGCCATGCGGGCTAAGGGCCATCAAAATGGTGCCTATGCCGATTTGTTTGCTATCGACCCTAATGCGACCGACAGACAAAATGTTTGCGATCTCTACGTCATTGCGAGTGGGAAGATATTGATCCAGCAGCGCTACTTCGTCGGAAGATAGCACCCGACCAACAAGGGATTCAAGTGCAGATTGCTGATCGGGTGTCATTGTCGCTCCTAATTACATCGTTGCGGTGTAGGACACGTTGATGGTGTCGCCGGAAGCCACAACCTTGTCGCCGCCGGTAAACAGGCCAGCAGAGTACAGCGTGCCGGTCGTGCCGCCTTTGGTGGAGTTCGAGATCAGGAAGCAGCCTTTGATGGTCGTGCTTGCGTTGATCGAGAACGCCAGTGCTGCCGACAGGGCCTTGGAACCAGCAGACGCTGCCGACCAAGCTGCCGTCGGACGTGCACCTTGCGAGTAGTTCTGATCTTCCGTCCAGCCAGCGTGCGAAGCTGCGGTATCGCCAACAGCAGCACCGACGCCGTAGGACGCCGAGGACATCAGGCCGAGGTACCAGGCTGCGGTATAGGCGGAACCCGCCAGAACCGTATCCAGGGCGAAGTTTTTGCCGACGGTTGTCACCAAATTGTTGATGGTGTCCGCCCACTTCTCTTTACCGTCCGGGCCGATACAGGTGACGGTATAGAAGCCGCTTGCGTGGGCATCTTCCGACACGCCACCATTGCGAGCGATACCGGCGCCAGCAGCCATGCCAGCCAGAGCGCGTTCGTTGTGGTTATCCATTAGACCACCTCTTCCAGTTGGGCTTCGGTGAACCAACGGGTTTGAACATCGCCCGCTGCGTCCGTATATTCGACCAGATGACGCAAGGACTTTGCGCTCTTGTCGTACTCGGTATCGATCACTTCGCCTTCGACTACAGGCTGGATCAACCGGGCACGTTTACCAATTTCAACTGCCATGGCAATTCCCCTTGTGATTTAAAGACCTACATTGGACCCAATGTTAGCAGGGAATAAAATTCCGTGCAAGACATTAATTTTGAAACTGCTACTTGAGCCCAAACAAGGTCGTTTAGGCCACAGGCAGGGCTATTACTTTGCCCAAGGCTGTTTGACCACACTATCCGTACCAGCTTCAGGCGCGGTCGTGGTTTCGGTCGTAGCTGCTGCTGCGGGGTCCGTCGACGCTGCCGGTGCTTCATCGACTGCCATCTTGTCGTTGGCTTCGTCGAAGTCAGCCTTGTTGATGATAACGCGACCGGTTGGGTTGTCTTCGGAAACTTCACGCTGTACGACTACGGTTTCGACGTCTTGGGACATTTTTAGACTCCTAAAATGGTAGATGTGAAAAAGCCCCCAACCTTGCGAGTTGAGGGCTTCATTGACTGCCGGCCGATTAGCCGAGCAGGATTGCGCTGTGCGCAGGCTTGATGCCTTTGACGCCCCAAGCGATCGCCACTTCATACAGCATCTGGCGATATTGCGGGTACATCGAGACTTCAAAGCTGATGCCCGAGCGCGGATCGGTGATGATCATGCGGTCGGCAGCGGAGTCGCCTTCTTCCGGCAGGGCCGGTGCGCGGGTTGCCAGCACCAGTGCCGACTGATGGAATGCCACGTTGCGAACCGAGCTCGCGACGATGGTCATTGCGGTGGCGGAAGCCGGGATGGCTTTGCGCAGGCCTGGAGCAGCCAGGCTGATGACGCCAGGGCCGGCAGCGCCGACAGCGACGACGTACTGGTTCGTGTCACCAGCGAAGGTCACGATGTCGCCAGCCAGGACGGTGCCCGAACCGGTGATCAACGTGATGTCGGTTGCGCCAGCAGCGTAGCCAGCGGTGTTCGACGTGTAGCCCGTACCCGTACCCTTGGCAACTTGCGACACCGCAGCCGATTCGTGATACGACATGCCATGCAGGTCGACGATCTCGCCGTCACGCAGGGTCATGGTGGTACCAGCCTCGTTGGCCTTGGTCAGTTGGGTGTTGGTACGGATGTTGGCGCCGGCCGACGTGTCGATGATGACCGAACGCGAGCCCAGTGGGCAACCGTTGTCATCCAGCACTTTGCGCAGCTGAGCGGAGTCGCCCACACCGGATGCGAACGGGGTCGTACCGGCGGTGCCGACAGCGCGGCTGGATGCCAGGTAGGCAGCGCGGACGACGTCCACTTCCATCTCGTTGACCAGCGTGCGCATTGCTTGCACCATCTGCGAACCGCGCAGAGCTTGGTAGCCAGGGCCGCCGTTGTTCAGGGCGCGCTGTTGCTCGCCGTTCCAGCGGAAAGGAACCCGACGAGCCTTCGTGATTTGCAGCGGGGTGCTGCCGAACGATTGCTCACCGTCGTCCGGGGAGGTCACGCCTGGGGTGATGTCGGTTGCAGCCGACGCGTTGGAGTTGTACGAGTAGACCGTTTGGCCGACCGCAGCGCGGGCGACTTCGGCGGACAGGGTTGCGCAAGGGATTGCGCCGACCAGCTCGCGGGAGATGATGTCCATCGATGCGTACAGCGATGGAATCAGGTTGGTAAGGGTATTCTGGGCCATGATTTTTCCTAATTAATCAATGATTTTGGAGCCGTTCTGCACTGCTGCTGCCCGTTCCAGCGGCGACATCTGTGCAAAAGCAGCACGAGTGATTGTAGTGCCGGTGCCATTTCCATCGCGAGCACCACTGCCACCAGATCCCGAAGTGTTCGCCGGAAACCAGTGTGGCTTGGTCGCTTTTTGCGACTCAATCCATTTTGCCGGGGTGAATGGTTGCCCATCCGCATCCAGCTCCGGGGTGCCATCGGCGCCCAGTTTTACAGCATTGCCCTTGGCATCCAACTGAAAAATCTGACGTGCATGCAGCAGAGCGTCCTCGACGGCTCCGGGGTGCAGCCCGTTTGCTACGCTGCGAATCTGGTTATCGAGCACGTGAGTCTTGTAACCATCACGTACTTGTTCTGCTGCGATACGAGCCTGACGTTCCTGCTCGACCACTGCTTCGAGGCGGATACGCTCGCGCTCGGTGTACTTGGCGATAACCACATCCTTCTTGCCGTCGTTCCAGAGCTTCGTGTCCTCGTCGTTTTCGAGGTTGCTGATAAGCTCACGAGCCTTTGCGGCGTCAAGACCATCGAATTCTTTCAACTTGTCCTTGGTCGCTTTGACAGTGCCCAGGAGTTCGTTGTTCTTGTCTTTCAGACCCTTAGTGCGGGCTTCGACTGCTTCATTGATACGGCGGGTGATCTCCGCTTCACGCGCTGCTTCCGAGGCTGCTGCATCACGTTGCGCTGCTTCCGATGCTTCGCGTTGTGCTGCTTCTGCTGCTGCTGCTGCGGCTTCATCGCCATCTGCTGCGACGAACATGGTGACTTGACGACGTGTGCTATATTGCTTATTTGTTTTGAACATCTTGATCCCCTCGGGAATGTGAAGCGACTTAGTCGCGGTTAATAGAATCTGACTTAATCAGATTACGAATACGCACCAATTATATTGCGTCCATTTACCGAATGCAACGAGTTTAGTGCGTATCCATAAGAAATATTTTTATTAACCGTTGCCCTTTTGTAGCTGAGTTTGCGTCGGAGCCAGTGTTGTAGGACTATTCTTCATTTTTGGACCTTTTGCTGCCGCGTCACCCTTCTGCTTTTTCACATTACCGGGTGTCGTTGGAACTGCCGACTCTTGCACTGGTGGCGGGTTGTCTTTAATTTTCTTAAGCTCCTCCTCCACGGTGCTTTCGAAGTCCACAACGTCTGCACGCTTCATCTTACGATGCAGAGTGTCGTAGCTGATAGCTTGGTTCTGCCATGCAGCGACGTATGCGGTGAGCTCCAGCGAGTCCATCGGTACAGGGAAGAAGTCCTTGTTCAGCGCGAACCTAACACCTTTGTCGTCTGCGTTAGCAAAACGGCAGAAGGTTTTGAGCGCTTGCAGGATGCCGATCGATATAGCTTGGGCCACACTAGCCAGCATCGACTGTTCACCACCGCGACGTATGGTCACAGTGTCCGCAGCTTCAACGTGACCGGTTTGCTGCGCTTCCAGCATGCGAGCGCCCAGGACGGCCATATAGCCTTCCTTCTTGTCGAGGTTGCGCTCCAGTGCACTAAGTCCTTGACCGGTGAACTCGAGATAGGTTGCTTTCGCGTTGGGATTGCGGAACACCCATGCTTCTGAGCTGCCAATGTTGAACGACTCAGCGTCGGCATCTTCCGTGTAACCGGAAACGACCGGTGTGGGCAAACCGGTGAAATGGCAACCATGCTCGTAATCGGCCGACACGCGGTAGTGAGCAAGGTTGACGTCCACCAAGTCGATCATTGGCGGCTCGTCGATTTCTGGACTGTTGTCGTCAACACCAACAAACTGGAACGGGATTTCTTCGAGGTACTCACCATTAATCTTTGGGTAAGCAACGCTCACTTGAACGTCCATCTCTTTGCCTGGCACAGCAGGATCCGGGACGACTTTCATAACCCGCACGCGGTACACGTCTTTGACCACACCAAGATCTACAATCTGCGGCACCAGTTCCAGTACGCGGTATTGGGTTTCGCATGTGTCGGTGAACTCGTCCTTAGCAACGTCGATTTCTTCGGCCAGGACTACCAGCGTCAGCATTGTGCGATTGCCGACTGTGCGCGTCTTCCAGTTAATGATGGACTGCGCTTTGTACATCGACATGGATGGACGCAGATTCATGCGCTTTGCGTCAGCAAGCGTAAGCCCTTCCACCGACGTCGGATAGTCAGTGAAGATACCTATACGCCCGGTCGTAAGCACTTGCTCCACACAGTTCAAAGAGAACATGTGCAGATTGGCACCCTTCAGGTCGACATTGTCCATCATGGGTTTGACCGTTTCCGGCACTTCCCATTCCGGTGGCCGGCGGAAGATCATACCTTGCAGACCGACGATGGTGCGCCATGTCGCATTGTAAAACATCGTGCGCATCATGTAGGCTTTATACTGGTCGTCGTTCTGCTTGAGCAGACGCGGCAAGTACAGCTCGCCCATTTCGTAGATTTTGTCTTGGCCACATGCAACGTGAATGCAGCGGTCCCACTTGGATTTCATCGCCAAATATTGACGGTGTTGATTTTTTACGGGCATGATTAGTATCCACCAATTTTGATTTTCTTAACGGTCTGATCAGATGCTAGGACGCGGTAACGCACGTCGTCGCAAATATGATCTTCGGCATCAGTATTAACATCGTCCGGGTCGCGGTCATCCCTCGGAATTGGCGGCACAGTGCGGATAAAGTCACGGCATGTCTCAAAGCAGAGCAAGCCGGGTTTGTCGGCATCATCATTCGCGGTCGCGGAGAAACGATCGCGCATCAGTTCCCAACCGTTTTTACGGCTACCGGCCTTTTTATCAGCCAAGTTCCAAAACACACCTTCGGACTCCATGTTCTGTCCGATAGACGCGTCGTCAGTTACGTTGTAAATCGCAGAGTCAGCCGGTCCCGCTTGTACACGGTTTTGGATGCCCATTTGTATCTCACGTTGCAGAATGCCGAGCGCGACATTCTTAGCAGTCATTCGCAGACCTTCGTTTGGCTTACCGGTGCTACCATACCATTCGCCAATACGGATAAGCGTTTTCGGCGGAAAGGAACGGCGCGTGCCGTCAGCCATAGTAGCATCTGTGCCGTCGGTTTGCGCCCACCAACCAACACTGAAAGGTTTCGATGACCCCCAATCGAAGGAGCGATCAATCTTCCACGACGCAGGTATTTTGAAGGGCTTGACAATGTGCTTCTTGGCGTCCCAAAGATCGTCAAACATGCCGCCAGAAGTAATGTCCCAACTACCTTCGAGCCAGGCTTTGCGTTTGTTGGGGTCTGTGATGGACTGGAGAGTTTTGATGTAGTCCTCGCCAAGGTATGGATTCTCCTTGACCGAACCGAATAGGGCCACACGTTTGTTTCCGTCCTTGTCTGAGATGACTTTTCCATAAGGTGCCGGATCAATAAAGTAGTTCTTCACCCAATTGTGGCCCACACCATAGGGATTCGTGCTGCTGCGAATCCAGCGTGGGATCATTGGCAAACCTTCCCTCGGTTGAAACGAGGAACGGTTGCAAGACTTCATACTTTCATAGCAGTTAATACTGGCCCAACTGGTAAGTTCTTCCCATCCAACGAAAGGATATTCATGGCCATGGTACGACCAGTAATCTTCCTCGTCCTCAAAAGCACGGAGCAACAATTCTTCTCCAGTGGGCCAAACCCACTTAAGGCTCGAACTTCCTGCAAGAAAGCGAGGCTTCTGTGCTGAACGATTAAACCACCGCTTCGACTTAGAGATAATGTCATCCAAGTGTTTGTAGTTTCGTCGAAATATAACGCCGCGCCAGTAATCTCCATAACCCCGCCCGCACCATTGCGCAAAAGAGAATAACATTGAATCGGTTTTACCAGGACCACGAGTTCCAGCAAAACAGACTTCTCGTATCGGGCTTTGCAAAAACAGACTTTGTGAGCCAGGCAGTGCTTTCCACACCGGAGCGACAATGCGCCTAGGTGTGGCTATCTGCTGACTCGGTAAAATAATTGAGGACATTAGTGAACCGATGGAGCATCAGGTTTAACGAGCTCAGCCTGTTGCTGCTCCGCAGCGCGTTCCCATTCTTCCATGGTAATGACGCCAGGCACAACGAATGCACCTTCACCGAGGGGTGCGCCGTCAGCACCAGTGATTTCTGTACGCCGCGGAGCATCCATGCCATGCATCTGTGCAAGCTTGGACAATGCTGCAACGCGTGCTGCTTGTGACGAACCCGGACCACGATCGTTTGCTTCGCGCACCAGACCCGCCATGATGCGTTTCTTCATGACGTCCGGGCTTACATCTTCGCTGGTAGATTCTTGCTCGCGGATTTTTTTCAGGACATACGGTTCTTCCATGAACCGCGCTGCCATCTCTTTTGCGTATGCTTTGGGATAGCCGATGCGGATTGCAGCGGCCAAAGGGCTGTAATCGGTCAAATATTCGCCGACAAATTGGTCGCGTAACGCTTTCTCACGAAAGGTTAGCTCCGGGCCTTCTTCAGGCTCGCCGATTGGTCCGAAATAGTCTTCCGACATGAAATACTCCAGATGCATTTAATATAGCATGGAGTATATTGTGGCCTGTTACCGGGAGGCAAGCGTTATTTGCGGAAGTTGCTGCGGGTAGTGTAAAACGCACGCGGCAGGGTACAAAACAGCGCGGGCAAGCGTTTTTAATAGCGGGGAGGTGTGCTAGCGTGCACCGGTATAAAAACACGCTAGCGAGCGTTTAAACTATTGTGGTATTGTAGGGTCAAGCCTTTGGCTTGTTTCCTTTTCAGACCACAACGTATTGGAAACGGGGATCTTCTGTGGCGGTTGATCCCCACCTTTGCTGTAGCATCCACCATTCTCCCGATGCACTATCGTTTCGTTCTCGGGATGACCACATACACAGCGCGTCTTCACTCCCATCCCCGGTAAAGTGTTCGGAACTCGAGCTTAGCGAAGTAGTCGGGTTTCGTCTTATATATTTCTATCTTTTCTGGAGTCACGTCACTCCAACTCGCTTCTGGCCCTATTATGCGACATTGATACACCGGCACCAGACCTCCCGGGATGCCGCGCCGTACCAGTGGATGCTTCGAATTTGCAATTTCTCGCTCAGTGATTGGGAAGTACTTATTTTCATACAGAATTAGAGCATCTGCCAACACATTCAGCAGATCACCGTTCTTGGTACCGGGATCCGGATTGTGACCAACCAGTTCTTCGACGACGCGTAATACGCGCTCATGGTAATCTTCTGCTGGTGGCTTAACCGCGTCGAGTAGCATCTTTGCATGCGAACCATTGGCGCCCATGTATCCGCTGTAATGCGTAGGCACATTGATGTCCCAATCTTTAATCACCTGCCAAATGCGGTGGAATATTGGGTCAAACAGTTCTGCCTGACTTGGGTTGGGCATTTCCGGATACACTTTGGTGTCCGCGAAAGAGATAGCATGGCCACCACGGATTAATTCATCTTTGCTTGTCATTTCATTGCTCCTAGTTAAAAATTCCATTTAGCGCGTTCAATGGCGTTGCGCTTTGTTTCGCGGTGCTTTGCGCCATAACCTGAAAAGCGTGCTTGTAGCGCGTCTATTTCTTTAGCAGCGCTTGATATTGCGTTTCGGTAAAATGTCTCTACCCAGAAGTGATCAAACAACATTCGACCATCATTGGGCAATGATCCACGCTCAAACAAAGTAGTGGGATCAGCAGGATTGCAGACCACACACTCCACGGTTATACCACACTCTTTGCACTGCTCGTCGAATTCTCTGGCTTGTTGAATGTGGACAAACACAACACGGTCGCCCGTCTTGACGCTTTCCAATAGCGAAGTTGTACGTCCAGTTCCACGAGCAGCACGACCGTACATGTCTATCGCTGTTTGTATGGCTGCACCTATTCCAAAATGGTCCATCGTTCGTCCTTTACATTTATGCTGGTAATAGATGTTTCCACGTTTTGCCGGAAACAATTTGGTCTAGCGTGCCTATATTAATACCATATCTCCTAGCTACCTCTCGTTTAACTCCATGTTTTCGTGTAGAACATAACCGACGAATTTCAAGCACGTCGTTGTCAGTTAGTTTGCTCAAATGATGATTAGCCCCGATGATTTTTCGATGTTCTCCGAAGAGAGCTGCACACCCTGCTGACTCACGTCCGCTTTGCAAATAATGGGCTAGGTTCTCTTCATGTGTGCACCATTCTAAGTTTTCCAGTCTTGCGTCCGTAATAATGAAATTCTTATGGTTTACTTCAAAAAGATCAGGTTCTGCAATTGGATTAAAAGCAGTCACGACGAGCCTATGAATTAGGAACGCTTTGCGCAATCCGTCCTTACAAAGTCCCACTTGTGGATACCCCATGCTATTAGGCAAAGGTTTTAGTATCTTTGGTTCGCTGCGGGCTAAAGACATTACGCGCCCCATGTTGCTGACTAGATATCTACCTTCATAGCCTGCGACATATAACCATTTTTCATCAGGTAGATTTTCAATCATGACTTGCGCTCGCCCTGCTCGGCTGGCGCTGCGGGTGCGGCAAGGCGCAACAACTTGCGCATCGGAACGTCATTGAGCTTGCACCGGCACTTGTACATGCATGCATAAGCATCCGGGCAGGCATTGCAAATATCATCCTGTACCGACTTGCGCTCGCCCTGCTCGGCTGGCGGTCTTGGCGTATAGCAACCTGATTCGTACACCTGCTCGGCTTGCGCTGCGACGGGTGCGGCATAGAGTGGATGTTTCGTTACGGTCGTCCACTGGTCGAGCGGCCAATGGCCGGTGTCATTCTCGTCAACGCTGGCGTAGACCGTTCGCTTTCCCGGTTTTGAGCAAACGTATAGCCATGCGCCCGGCTCCTGCTGCGCTACGGGTGCGCGTTGGTTCCAAACTTCAATTGCTTGACGTTCGGCGCTAGCATCTTCTTTCTTATTTCTAGCCCAACTATTGGAGCCGAAAAATTTAGCGGTTGGTACATCGCATTTAGAACACTTGCATTGCCAGGACTGGTTCCAGACTTCGTTCCCGCTATCATATTTGCAGACAGCTTCGCTACCGCAGAACGGGCATGGTTTAAGTTCGATCATTTGAACCTCGCGATCAGCATTTTGAAACCTGTGCGAATCAAGTTCCAGGGTGTTGGCTCAATGTAGCATTCCACGGGCGTAATCAGATATCCGTCAAGATGTGGGATTACGAGGTTGTCTTTATACTCGAATATTTCCAAGTTATTATCTTTATCGCGCTGGCTTCTAAATATCACGCAGTTGCGGACATAGTCGTTGTACTCTTTCATGGCATTGCTCCTATTTTTTGAACATCCAGGGCTCGGTTTTGAACGTGGGTATGACTATCCCGTCCACCACTGGTTCCAGAATATACGATGTGGCGAATTCCGTGGGACCTTCGAAGAACAGCACAATTGCGCCGCGAGAGAATTTAATCGAGTGGATTTGTGCTGCTGTCATGCGATACCAATCACCCTGATTATAAGTCTTATCCTCATAGCTATATTTTGCACGCGCAGATGTCACGCGCTCGTACTTCCCCATGCCGTCGAACTTTATTTCCGTCAGTTCAAATAAGTCAGCACTGGTACTGTGTATAGAATCAGTTGTCCAAATGCGATTGGTAACACTCCCCTGAAGTACCCAACATTGGAACTCGAACCGGTGGCTATGCGGGGTGACGTTTTCTTGATGATCACGTTCGCATTCGAATAAACGTATGCAGCCACCAGGCCCAGGATTGCCGCCAATCAAACTACTGGTGACGCCCGGTATTATGTAGTTCTTAACCGGACTGTGCGCCATTTTGAGCAGCATGGGTAATCTAAATGTCGTTGGGTTACTCATTTGATAAATCTCCTAGCTAGCATTAAAGCCAAGCCAAATAAAAAGATGCTTATGGTCGGGGGTTCGGGTACGTCGACAGGCGGCGTCCCCATAGGAGGTGAGGGATTGCCTGGAGTTGGTATCCATGGGGGCCCAGAGCCATATGGTGGTATTGTGGTTTGAGGTGGGAAATCGTCAGGAGTCCCGGGCCAAATAGGTTGAGGTCCGGTCGGTTCCGGCATAGGGTACGGATAACCCCAAACAGGCGGAGTACCAATGTAAGGGGGAAGCCCTGGAATTGGAGGTGGATTCGCATCGGAATGGGGAGGAGGGCAGTCAAAGCGAGATACAGTTCGTGTAACTCGCGGTGCCAGAACCTTCGCTCGGGGTACGGTCTTGGCTCGTACATGCGGGACGCCCATATGAGGGCTAACTCGTCGCGGTTTGGATACAGCAGGTTTAGGGATTGTGCTATACGTGATAGTTTCACAGTCGACTCCGAACGCCAATGTGGGCAGCAGTAACAATGCTGGAAGTAATTGTTTCATGGATGGTCCGGAGCGGCCCCAAAAGGAAATACGGTTTGACCGACACGGCTGTGGAAGATTTCGTCTTTACTGATGAGATTCTCACCCTTAAGCACGTCGTTCACCATTTTCTGAATGCGTATAGCGGTTTCATGCGCTGTACTGCCTTTGTCTTGCGGAATGTAGTGCGTGTGGCCACTTGCCATGTAAATGTGTGCGAATTCACCACACACTGTTATTTCGTCGACCCTGTCTGCACGCACAAAGATGCCCAGGCCTTTTTGTGGTTGGATAATCATTATTCTTCCCCATGTGGTAAAACGTCGTAACCATCTCCGCAATCCACTTGGAAATGGGACGCAATGCGCACAGCTTCAATCGCGTTCTGACCTAAGAACATAGCTGCTAAGGCGTAGTCGCGTCCACTACCCCATGCGTGATAGGATTCTTCGTAGACTTCCGGGTACGGACATGCGACGTAGCACATAATTTCCCGCTTTGCACCGATGACAACCAAAGTCTGATTGCCTTCTTCACATTGCTTGGGAAATTCATGAGGTATTGCACCGTCCATGTACCATTGTTGCAGCGTTAACGCTTGACAAAGATCACCGCTAAAGCCGAGCAACTCGTGCCCGTGACGCCTGATCTTAGTAATAGTGCGTCGGTTGCCGTTGGATGTTGCACGCTTATCCGCAGCAAGTCGGTAGCCGTCCCACACAATAACGGTCATTATGAACGCTCCGGATGTTCAGCGATGTACTTCTTCCAGGGCACTTTAACCCCGTCGACTTTAAAGCCCCAAGTCCCGCGATATTTAAACGTCACAAACAACGTAAATACGCCGCCGGGTGTAACGTGTGATATATGATGGTACTCGTTGAACAATACGGTTGCGGTGTCACCTGCCCAACGGAGGAACTCTTTATCTTCGCGTTTCTCGCAATAGCCACCGCGCAGAATAAAGGTGCGTGCGTCCCACGGATGATCATGCTGATGGTCTGCATTATCTGCACGCAGTATGTGATGCACGCGAATGGAGAATGGGCACCACTTAAACCGACGCAGTTGACCCATCTCTTCGTATGGGTTGAACAACCAGTAGCGGTTCATGTAACCGTCGAGGTGACGGTATGGCGTATTGTACGAACGTTCGATCAGGTAGTTTGCAACGGCCGGACGTGCAAGGAATTTGGCGAGCTTGTTGAGCAGATAGTTTTTCATTATTAGTCCTCCAGCAAGACGTCAGACAGCACCGACAGGTTAGCGATAATCATGCCCGGGGCAAATTGCTCGCCGCCAATCAGCATTTTTAGCGCATCAAAATCTTCTTGGGTTTGAATTGGTTGACGGTAGTTTGCAATCCCATCCCAATGCATCATTTGCCCCGGCGCGATCTCTTTGAATGCGTAGTAGTGGTATTTTATTATGCGACTCATTACTGCTCCTGAAGTGTGGTTATTCGTCCTGCTGTTTGATGGAAAGAATGCACCAGTCCGGCATTAGACCATAACCGGTTTGAATGTGGGTAATGACGCAGTGGAAAGCGCGACCGGTATATTGCGCAAATGGCGTTTTGAACTTGACCATGTCAGCACCGGAGATTGTCGTTTCGCGCAATATCAGCTTGTCACCAACTTGGAAGTTGCGGTCGTTTTTGCGGATCTCGTGAGTTTTGACGCCGTCAAGTACTGCTTGAAAGGGTAACGGGTCGGTTTTTAGTATGTGAGTGTTCACCGTAATTGCTCCTGTCCTTTATTCCATGCTACTGCGGGTGCCTGGCATTTGCATTCGCGGCAACGGCACCAATCTTTGCTACGATTGTTGTAATCAATGCATACCTGAATTTGCGTGCTGTGGCACAGCGGACAGGGTGCAGGCCTGGGTTCTTTGCTGATTGCTGCTGCACGATCCATAACTGCTTGGATGTCTTCACGCGTTAGCGGTACAACATCGTCGATATTGAAGAGTGGATGTGTCATTTAGGTTCCATCCAAGCAGCAAGCGCCATGTAGAAAGCAGCCTTGGCATATTGTCCTCGCGCCGCCCAGTAAATTGCAAGCAGTGCGTTCAAACAGGACATGATTAGAACAGCGGTTCTCACCGGGGCTCCCATCTTCCAATATGCCAGACTACAACTTCAGGACGCCCTTTCAATGTCTCGAGCATCTGGTTGTAGCGAATACGTTGGCGGTCGGATTTGTCCCCGGTGTGTAGAGCAACTACCGTACCGGACTGCACCGACAGACAATCTTCCATCGTGTCGATGTATAAACAGGTACGGTCGAACGAGTCCCTAAACGCATCCGCAAACCGCACAGAGTCGGCAAGGATGTACACCATCGGTTCTTCGATGATGAGTTTGAGACAACCAAGGGCGACACGGATGTCGCGTGCAGTGGTATTAGGGTTTGCGCCCCGACGACGAAGGATCTCTTCGATGAGAGCCTTCATAACATTCATATTTTTAGTAAGTGCCATGGTTTATTATAACTTAATCTGGTATGGGATCTGTTAGTGCGCATTTGCGGCAAATAGTGCGCCGTTTGTGTCCCATAAATGGATGACCACATGTCACGCAGTGGTTCGCGTAGTTCCCGTTCTCCAACCGGAAATCGCAATCCCAATTGCGCGTGACTACCAATTGCCCAAGCGCCGCACGAGTCGCATGGACGTACCGCGTTAAAAACTGTCGTGCGATTTTACGATCCGCATTGCGTAAGTCCTTGGTTTGCGCTTTCAAGCCGAGCACGACCCGCAATGCGTCAATTACTTCCGGTGGTACGCCGTTCTTCTCAATGGTCAGACGGAGTCGCTCGTTATCACGTTCCGCCTTAACAGCGCGGTCGTGCAAATCAGCAACCAAGTGCAATTGCGCGGAGTCGTAACCGGGAGGAACCTGCTGGCCCTTTTGGTATTGACCGTGAGCAGCAATGCTGATAGCTGCCAATTGCTGCTTGAGCGAGTCAATTGTGTCCATTCGCGTAGTTCCTTTGTATCCAGTTGAAGAAACGTCGCACATAGTAGCCGCGTATGATGCTGACGATTGTAAAGATAAGCGTCATCTTTAAATTGTCGTTAAGCGTAACATGAACGTTAAAGAAAGGAAACATGATTAGCTGCGTGATTACTGCGATGACAAAACCGCTAGCCACACTAGCCAGGGTTTCGACGACGCTTCCGAGTTTACTTTGTTCTGCCATTACTCGCCCATATACCAGCTAACAAGATGTGCGGCTTCTTCCCAATGCTCGCAAACAGCATAGAAGTAGCCTTGACCTTCCACACCTGCACCGAATTCTTTTTGTTTTTCAGACTCACCGCTACGCTCACCTGGCTTTTTCATTTCCAGAAAGAAGCCATGGAATCCGCGACGTGCAACCGGGATCATAATGTCGCTCGTACCCGACTTAACCCCTTCAGCTTTCAGCTTTGCTGCGGTAATTTTATCGCGCTTGCCCCCGTTAGGAATTGCAAACGCGTACTTGAGCTCAGGCCACTTGTGCAGCTGATACGCAAACCAAAGAAATAAAGCGGATTGGTGTGCGTGCTCGGTGCCAGACTTGGCAACTTGTTCCGGAGTCATTCTGGGTTCCTTTGCAGACCGCGCCAAGGCATTTCTTGGTAGGCGGATTTTTGTAGACGGTATTGGAAGGCAAAGTCAGCGAAGGCGCTAGTCATGCCCCAATAGCTACCGTTCCAGTACGAATACCAAAGTCGGCCGTCGTGGTCGCGCTGATATACACCAATTTTTGTGGGCTTCTGTTTTGGGTCGTACCAGTCGGTAAGGCTCATGCTAGCTCCTGTTAGAGGGCAAATCTTGGTAGTGAATTTGGGACGTGCGGTTGTAGGGCATCCCTGCCAGTACGACCTTGCCTTCGATCCGAAAGCGCTGCACAACGCCTTTGACGCAAACGAGGTGTCCATTTGCATTGCGTTTGTTGTAGATGATATAACCTTGTTCCTCATCCACAATGCGGCAATCGCTAATTAGCTCCCCGTTGCAGTAAGCGTCCATATGGGTCGCGTTCTTAACGTAAGCTTTGTCTTCCGGGTCTAATGATACTCGCATGATGAATCCAGTTATTTGGCGTATAGACCGTCAGCACGCTTGCCGGGCGTACCACGTATGACGACGTTGCCTAGATACTTCACTAAGACCAAGTCGTCACCTTCAATTAGGTATTCGCCAAGTTCGTTTTGCTCGTACTTGGTAATAAAACCCTGCTCCTCGTCAGCAGTAATTACGTTGCTTTGCAGCTTACCGTCCAGGTAAACCATCACCCAAGTGGTGTCACGTTTGTAGGAAGGGTCGAGTTTGTCGCAGGAGATACGCATGGCATCACCCTTTTACGCAGATATAGGCAGCAAGAGGAACCAACACAATGATGAACGCACCGATAATGAATGGTAACAGCATTATTTCTCTCCCCCACGACGGATTATGTGTCCGATTATGTAGAATGCGATGAATACCAGCATCAGATAATCCAACTCCGGTACTATCAGCACGATCATTACAGCTTTACTACCAGGATTGCAAGAAAGAAGGCGACAATGGAAAGCAGTAGGTTCCCATTCGACTTCATTTTGGCGGTCTGCACAGGATCGCCACCAGTATGACCACAATACCAGCAATCGTGAGCGTCACCAGCATGAGGTCTGGCGGGTTTGCGATTCTTAAGTTTTGAGAGAGGGTGTTTGTGGTGATTTGCCATGATATCATACCCATGATTACTCGTTGATTGGAAAAGGTGGCAGTGGAACGGTCTGTCCAGCTAGTTCGTGCGAGCAATCGCTCAAAAACTGGATATTTCCGTCGGTTACAAAACTATGGCAGCGAAGGCATTTCCAGCCGTCATTGCTCCAGCCCGGTATTCGCTGTTCAGCGTCGCAATAACAGTTACCCGGCGCCTCACCTGTAGCGTAATGACCGCAAGTAACTAATACCGAAGGCGTGAAGGTTGGCTTTTCAACGTCATTATTCCATCCCCAACGCGGGCCGCCTCCAGCGCCATGCTGAATGCGATGTTCTTGTTTGCAGCCTGGACACCAGAACATCAAACCATTGTCACTGGTGTCACGCAGTATGTTGGATAATTGACCCATGATGTGAGATTACGCCCAGAGCTTGGTACAGACGTCCAGCGCTTGCTGCTCGGTAAACCCTGCGAGGATTGCAGAGTCGTACTTTTGCTTGATCAGCTTGGCTTGATGGTCAGCAAGCACAATGACTGTATCCCAATCCTTTGTCACGTTTTGGATTAGCTTCAGCAGTTGTGCGCCCTGTGCCAGTGGGTTGGTGTTGATGTGCATTGTTTCGCTGCCCGGGATGATGCCGTCGTTGTTTGGTCTGTAGTCCATTTTAATTCATGGCCTTTCTGATGGTGATTTCAAGGGAAATTGCAATAATCGCTAGTTCGGCGGTGTTGCCGTAGAAGCGAATGAGGTTGCGCATGTCAGTGCGGAACTTTTCTACTTCGAGATGTTCTTCCTCGCTGTATAGCTCGAGGTCGCTGTTGATAAGCTGGAGCTGCGACTTCAGACCTTCTAGTTCTTGTTCGGTAATCATTACAGAATCCTGTGTCGCATGATGTTAGGTGCAATCTGCACGATCTTTTCTGCCGGTTCCTCTACTACTTCACGCGTCTTTGCCTTCTTGTGACGCTTCTGTACGTCGCTGGGCATAACGATGCTAGGTACCGCTTTATTGTCCGTATCGCGTCTATAGCCTCTTTCCTTGGCCATAAGATATGCGGGGTTGGTGGGCTTTTGCGGCGCTGTAAATTTACGCTTATACAGCATCTCGCGCAACTGCTCAATACTCAAACCGGTAGTATCGTATATTCTTAGCAAATAACCTCCGGAGACACGCAAGTCCCCGGAACGCAGCTTGGTGATGGTTCCACAAGGTATCCGCAGCGCTCTGCCCAACTGCGCGTAATTCCTTGCCCCCATGTAGTCCCGTAAAGCGTCGATGAATTCCGATTGGTACTGCGGAATGTCAATCGGCTCCAGCAGTAAAAAGTCGCGGGGTGTCATTGTGGGACGCTTTGCTGTCTTTACGGGTTGGGTCATTTTTAATGCTCTCGCGGTATCTACGTTGCTTTTCTGCCATCACTTCGTTTTCAGCCTTCAGACGACGCTGGATAATCTCATGCGGCGTCAAAAGGGGTTTGGTAAATTCCTTCAAGTACAGCTTGCCGCGCAACTGCTCAATGGACATTCCTGTTGCGTCGTACAGCGCTAGCAAATGTGTGTCAGATACGCGGGGCATCGACATGCAGTTGGAGTTGTGCGGCGTGTTACTGCGCAGCCGGCTAACCGTTGCTTGATTAATCCCAATCATACGCGCTAGCTCCGCGTCGTTCTTTAAGTCCATTTCCTTTTTAATGAAGTCAAAGAACTCGTTGGGATACTGTTTGAGGTGATCAGTTTTAAAGGACATTTTGTTTGGGCGCTTAGTAGCGGTCGCTCGTTTGTATTTGGAAAAAGTTTTGGACAGTGCGTTAACCGACAATTCGTCTGTCAGCTCGAGGCTGACGTCTTTCGAAGGGTTCAGGCTCCTGATTGCTGAGGCGAGACAAACGCTGCATTGCTCGCCGCACATCTGATGTTTCTTCAATTGGTTTAATCTTTATTTGCAGTTCGGGCTCGAAGAAGCGGGTAATGTTGCGCCATTGGTCGCGCACAATAATACGCTGATACAACAGGGAACGGAGCTCCTCGATCGACCAACCAGTGTGGTCATAGATGTTTAACAGGTTGGCGGCGCTGAGCTGTAGCCCGCCTTCCCGTATGCGTTTGATGGTGCTACCGTCGATTTGCACAGCACGCGCGAGCTGATAATCGTTGGCCACACCAAGCCGAATCCTAACTTGGTCGAAGAACTCGTTTGGGTAGGTTGCGAATTTCTTTGGCATTGCTACACTCCTATTGAATTGGAGGGTTTGTTGTACGGGTTTGCTATGCGGAATAGCCGGTGTAATGGGTGCCGAGATTACCCTGCCAGATGGCGTGCACACCGATACCCATTATAGTCAGCAGCAAAATTTTGCGGTTCATGAGGTTCGCTGGCGGGACGTCGAAGATCCAGACATTGCGGGTGTCAGGCTGGACGCAGTACTCAGTTGGAATTTCTTGTGTAGGTGCCTTTGGCATGGCAGCTTCCTTAATTGGGAGTTCGGTGTAAGCAGGGTGTTGATAAATCGTTTCCATTTGAGCGCTCCAGTTATCGTCTAATAAAGGTCTAGTTGGTAATGGTGGCAGCGCTAAGTTGCTTTATACCACCATTTTGTTCGCAGGTGTTGAAGAATTTTCGGGTCTTGTTGTTCGAGCCATTGACTATTATTTCGTCTAATGGTGTGCAAGATGAGAATAAAGGAAGGGTCGCAGTTAGCGCGGCTACGACCGTGAGTGCGTTACAGATTTTTTCTAGTCTCATAGTTTATTGTTATTAGGGGATGGTGTTATTGGGGAATTGTAGGCTCGAACGCAAGTTGGAATGCAACAGCGTCCATGACGCTAAAGCTACCGTTGAAGCCCTTAACGATCCAGTCCCCTATCTCGGCACGTATTTCCTCGCCGCGAACGTGTATTTCAATAACACGCTGGTTGACAGGAAGTTTAGTTCCTTTGATGGCGCCACCGCACCAAGCTTCCAGGGCAAGCATATTGTCCACGGATAATTGATAGGCAAGGACCATTTCAGGGCGTCGACGGTAGTACATAGGCGTATTCATTGAGAGGGGTTGTAAGGCATTGAGAGGGTTAGTGGATTATCGCTCGATCGGTTCGATCTGGTTGTTTGGCGACATGGGCACAACGGGCATTCCAGACTCGTCGATTGGAATGTATTTCGTTGTCGGTGTGTAGGGGAAGGTAATTGGATGCCTTCCACCCGTGGTTGTGCGGCCGTCGGGGTAGACGTACTGCACTGCGTCCAGGTAATACGCGCCGCGTTCGTCTTTGAATACAGCAGAAGCGCGTTTGTTTTGCCACATGGGACAGCCGCTGGCTTCGCTCACGTCCAGCCATTCGTCGTCTGCACCGGTGAGCGGGCTAAGTGGTTGGTATCGTGCCAGCTTGGTAAACAGGGAGATGACGGGTTGTATCGACATACCGCTGTGACCTTGTTCGCCGAGTACCTTCAAGAGCTGGTAGACGCATTCCGCAGTCTGGTAAGCGTAGTAATCGTCATCGTCCTTGCGTGCGCTCAGGGACATCGGGAAGCCAGCGAGCTCCAGCTCACGCATTGCATAGTTCAACATATTAGACATTTTATTTCCTTTGTGTTGGGTTGTAGGGGACTGCGGTGAAACCAGCGCTCGAGATAGCGTCCAGAGCGCGGTAGAGCATGGACGTTGCCAAGTGGGGAGCAATACCCGGTGCCACAGGCTCTGACGGATTGTCGTGTGCGCTCGTCGTTACTGTACCGTCCTTGTACAGGGTAATTTGGATTACTAAGACTTCAGGGGCGTTGGTGGGAGGGATCATTTAAGGCACCATAAGAGGATAAGGGCTAGTAGGACGCAGAGTAGTACCTTGTAGCTGTAAATGACAACTTCCAGCGGATTGTGCAAGTACCGATCTTTGCCGAACCAGACCTTACCGATGAGCTTTAATAGAGTTTTGAATTTCATACCGCCATGGGTGCTTTAATAGCACTGTGACAGACGTAGTTGTTCAGATGGATGTCTTCGAGATCGGTAAGTGCCAGGAACCGGTCGACCAATTTCATATACTTGGTGAGGTTCGGGCCGACGTTTGGTAATGTGCTGACGGTGTGAATGGTGTCGCCCAGGAATAGCTGCGGCATTGGGTAAGGGTTGCGCTCGAGCTGAGTTTTAACCGCGTCGATGTGGTTAACGTATATGTGGCAATCGGCCAGGAACATATTGAGCTTGCCGGCAGTGTAACCAGTCCAGCGGCAGAACAATTCGAGTAGCAGTGCGTAAGACGCAATGTTGAACGGAATGCCCAGGAACATATCGCATGATCGCTGATACATGCACATGTGCATTACTTTGGTTGTGGGGTTGGGGAGGAGCTGGAACAGAATATGGCAGGGAGGGAGTGCCATTTGGTCGAGCTGATTGGGATTCCAAGCATTAACGAGTATGCGACGAGAAGAGGGATTGTAGAGGACGGTTTGGAGGGCGTTTTCAATTTGGTCTGTTCCGTCGACGTCGAGTACGGTTGTATTGTTAATCTGGATAGTTGTGCTGTCAAAGCTGCGCCATTGCACGCCGTAGATTTTGCCGAGGTCGTCCGTACCCTTGCGATGGGGATTGGATAACCACACACTGTTCTCGTTAGCGTTCTGGTCCCAGATGTTGCAATCGTACTTGCGGAAGTCGGCTGCATTGGACTTGGCTTCCAGGAAGGCGATCAGCTCTCCGCGTAATGCTTTCCAGGCAAGCTTTTTGGTCGTTAAGGCGGGGAACCCTTGACGGAGGTCGGCGGTAAGGTGCGCACCCGGAATCATAAGGGAGTCGATGCCTGTACGATTTTGGACGCGCTCACCGTCGGTTAGGATGCTAGCCATCAGGTTGAGGTATTGTTGTTCCATACTAATATTCATGGTCCGATAAGCTCCGTAGATGGTTTTTAGGTGTTAAATAGTTCCGTGGCTGCATTATTGCAGTGGGTACATTATGCGTGGTTTCTTTGCGGGTACGCAAGCTGAAATTTAGGGTTTATTGCGGTCTTATGGGTGAATTTTGGGGTTTAGTTGTGTGTTGATAGGGGAACATTGTAAAATTTTAAATTTTTTAGACAGGTGGAATTGGGAATTGGGGAGATGGGGGTACGGTCACTTACGGGCTGGTTAACGGCTGGTTGTGAGAGGCTGGGCAAGGGGGTTAAATGGGGTTGTGCGCTGTTTAATGGGAGGGTAAGGGGTTGGTATGGGGGAGGGTGTTTGGTGCGCTTGTAGTGGGGTTGCCGTGTGCGCTAGGGGTGTTGTGGGGGTTTAGTGTTGCGGTATTGGCGTTGGAGAAGCCAGATGGGGAGGTCGGTATCCTTACCTAGTATAGATGGCCCGGACCCCATTGTGTTGCACTGCGGGAAGTTTACTTACGGAAATGGTTG